TACAACCTTTGCATTATTTTCTAAATCTTGAAAATTCGCGCCTAACTTGTCTGCAAATTTTTCTCCAGAAATAATGTAATCGTCCATTTTGTCTTTTTTCTTTTTATATATCCAATGCTCTATTTTTTCGCCAGAGAACAAAGCCACGGCTCTAGTCGTTGAAAAATCAATATCACTACATACTTCATTCCACAACATAGTATGTGCTCTATATGTCATTTTTTGTTGATCTAATTTGCTAATACCGCAATGAGACGTGATGATAGCCATTTTTCTTTCAATGTCTGGAAAATCTATGTCTTTATTTCTCAACTTATTTGTTTCATCAATAGCCTTTTTTAAATCCGGGTCTATATACGAATCGTCAAAAGATACTATATTTTGATACAATATTAGTCTACGAATATCTTCAAATTCTCTCTCTGCTATACTTATATCAGCATCCTCATCAAAAACAACATATTTGTTGTTCGCATCAATTCCTATTTTTGGATTATACATATGTAATGACAATCTAAGAATGGTCACAAAATCATTGATATTGTTTTTATTTCTAAATAAAACAGAACATATAAATTTTAAATATGTCATCTGAATAATCTCCACAGAAGATAGACTATTCTTATCTATGGAAATTATTTGAGATGCTTCTAAAAAATCTTCAGAATCTTCTAAACTAACTGGATATAATGTAAATTCTTTATTATTTTTTTTATATATACATGGCTTGTCGAAAATAAAGTATTTACGCTTATAGTATTCGATGTCTAGCATCCAGCATCGACACCTCCATCACCTACTTCAACAGCCATATATAATTGAACGCCTGTAAACGTATTTTTATTGCCAATGGTTGAACGCGCAGCGCTGTATCGGCTCATATCGTCTAAAAATGTCAATTTACCAACACCGCCCACTTCTGCGCCATTCAATAAATGCAAAATACAATGGATAAATAAATCGCCGCGATTTACAGGAATACCATTATATTCAACTAGGCTCATCTGACCGCCATATAGACAATCAAACGCATAGACTACTGTACTAGTATATAGCTCGGACGCATGGATATAATATTGGTATATCTTAACAATTTGCTTTGATTCAGCTATAACGTCCTCAATCAGATTGGTTAAAAATACACTATATGTATCCTGCTTGCCTTGCGCCCACACCATCTTCATCTTTTGTTGGAATGTAAGTGACTCATGGCTCAACGCCTTGTAGTCTTTATATGCCAGCATCTTCCAAAAGACCTCAGCAATATGGTCGGTCGATTTTGCTAAATATACCATGATATTATATCCAATGCTTGGTAATCTTGATAAAGAATTATACATAATCTAACCGCCCTCCTTTAGCCCATTGGAAATGGCGCGTTTTCGTCCATTGGATAATCAATAGAGCTATTATCCGCAAGCTGATTCGCAATATCATCACCAGCATGAGCCTCATCAAGATATAGCTCAAGCGTGAGCAATGTTGGCTTGCTAATACCATAAGCGTTAATTGCGTTCTGATAGGATAACAGCTTAAATGGTCTGCCACCTAGAATATAACGTGTGTTATATTTGAATAGTCTATATACGTCCTCATTGCCCTGAACCATAACAACGGCATGATTATTTGGCGTAATGATTTGTGTGCTTACCTGTGCTGATGGTGATTGCATATCATAATCAACAACGCACGGTGCGCTAAAGATTGTGTCATTGACCTCATCTTTAATTCGCATGACATTGTTACAACGGCGCACACCAACACCACGAGGCAAGCCATCAAATTTGCCTGAATCGTGAACAATCCACACATTATCATCGAACTTGTAATACAATCCGCGCACAACAAAATGGTCAATATTCTTGAATATTAGCTGTAGGAAATCTATAGTATCCTTTGATCCGGTCGATGTGGTTGCCACAGTAGGCGCAACCCATGCTTCTACTGGATTATATTCATTAGACCCTATTCCATTTTGTTCTAGCAATTCGCCGCCATTCTCAGGTGTTTTAGCAGACGTGTTATACCATTGCGCATTTATGTATTCTTGTGTCAAATCGCGGTAATAATCATTGGGATTTGGTTGATATTGAAACATCTCATATGCCATATCAATCACCCATCCTTTCAATCCTGTTCGTCATACGCAATACACATGAACGAATAATAGGATGAGTAAGCTCAAGCCCCATTTTGCTTAATCCTGCTAATGTATCAGCAATTTCACCATCAACTGCTCTAAATCGCACAGATAGCCGCTCACAATATGCTATATAGTCGGCTTCTTCAATTGTCGGCTCAAGGCTGGTCAAATCTTCAAACAGCAACAGGACTTTATACAAAGCATGAATTTTATCTTGCTTATCTGTTCTGCTCATATATCCACCCCTCTTTAATAATTATAGGAGGATAGATATAAGAGCTGGTATTTGTCGTGAATGAGCCTATCTACATCTTCTTCTAGCTTATCAATGACGTTCTGTTTTTCCTTGAAATTCTGTGAGGATACGCCATCCATCTGGAAAGATGATGGAACTTTAAGTTTTTGCGCAATCTGTGTTGCTACGTCCGTCTCGCCGCGCCACCAGTAAATTACCCAATATTCGGCAAGAATCTGAATCTCTAAATCTGTTAAATCTGCGTCAAATTGTCTAAGCTCTGAATTGTATGTTAGCGGTTGTTCACATTCTATAAACTTTGCTGCTGAGCTAATGACCCAACCATCAATCTTGTCGTGAAACAGCTCAATGTTTGCGTCATATAGCTTACGCAGTTTATAGTCATCAATTACACTTAATGCTCTGTTACAAATAACATCAAATGATGTTGCCATAATTTATCACTCCTCTTCGAGGGGTTCAATATCAATTAGATTTTTACCACTAAGTTCACCAATCTTAACAAGCACGTTCGCGTCAACTGGTAGTCCATCAAGCACCATATTAGAAATAGTATCTACGATGATTTGTTTCTGCTGGTCAGTTGCGCCCTTATATACCTCACAAATATCGACCGCATTCTGCTTTAGTAGTTCCTTGAGCTTTGTAGCGCTAAGAATATGGCGATAAATTTCGTCTAGGTCGCACTTATGAACGAATTCTGGGTCGTCAATATACACCATGCCGCTAGATACGGTTTCAGGCATATTATTTACAACAGAAAACGCCTCAGATTCTGGAATCATCTTATACTTATACTGTCCTTCAATTCTGTGCATACGAGTACCACGCAGATTGATGTTGCCCGGACACATATTGATGAACTTAATATTTCTAAGCGCCTTAGACTTATCTTTAACAGATGCCGCTTCTGTTTTAACCTGAGACTGTGCCTGCATAAGCACCTGCATCTGCGCCATCATTTCTTCCATGCGCTTCTGCTGTTCTGCAAGCTGCGCCTTTAGCTGTTCCTTTTCCTTATCAACAACAGGCGTTTCAATCGACTTTGTTGTCTTGGTGGCTGCAGTGGATTTAGTGTTTGTAGTATTTGCCATTCCTTTTATTTTCCTTTCTTATTTCCGTTATAAATAGAGAGGGGTTAATAACCCCTCTCAGATAATTATTACTCAGTGATGGTGTATAGTCCAGCGAAGGATGCACCGACGAACTCGAATCCGTAGTTCTTGCGCATTGTAAAATTAGAGGTGAGGTCAGCATTCTCATAGAACTGATTGCTGTTGGTTAGAGTGGTGGACATAGCGCCAACAACTAGCTTAGAGCCAACAGGAGAAACAACATATAGCTTGTTGTCATCAAGAGCTAGACCGTAGTTAGAGCCAGTAGGCATCTGGGGTAGCTCATAGAGGGCAAAGCCATAGAAGTCACGGAGAACATGGACAGAGCCGCCATTAGCGTCATAATTGCCACGATAACCCATAGTGCTATCAGGTAGGACGTTAGCTAGAGCAGAAGCAGTACCCATGATAATCGGCTTAATACCATTGTTATAAGCCTGAACGCGCTGTGCTAGAGCAATAAGCTTCTTAGCATCAAATGCGGCATTCTCTAGGAACTGAGAAGGATAGGAAGCGCCAGCTAGACCAGCATTAAGAGCGGCAACGGCCATCTTCTGCATATCAATCTCAATGGAAAGAACGATAGCACGGACGAAATCAGCAATATCTTCCTTACCAGCCATTACGCGATACATATCAACGTAAGTGGTGATAATGCGCTCCTGCATGGAAATGACAACATCGCCAGCATACTTCTTCTGACGGAAAGTTGTACGTTCACCAGTGCCACCAGCAGAGACGGTGTAAAGGGTACGAGGCATAACCTTGACCTTAACAATATCGCCAATGCCAGCCATACGGAAATCAACGAATGGAGCAAGGGATTCGGTAACGTATGCAGGAAGAACTGCATTGACTAGGGCGTTGATCACAGCGAAGTTAGCAATTATGTTCACATAGGTTCGTAACGCCTATGCCGTTCATCTCTCAACGCAAAGATAAACTGCTCATACTTTCATATGAGTTCAGACTATATCTTCATCTTATATATCTATTCTTAAATGTTTGTGTTCACTATTGACCAGATAGTCAACACCTTGTTTTATTTGCTCTTTTGTAGGAACATTATATTTGCTAAAGAATCGTAATACTTTATATCCACGTCTAATACAATAATAATCTCGGCGTTTATCACTTTCTTGTTTATCCTTATGCCAAAATTCTCCATCGTATTCAACGTCAATTTTAATACCATTATAGTCGAGTAAACAATCCATAACAATTTTATCTAAAGGGAATTGCGGATGACAATTTTCTTTCCCATACATATCAATTAGTAAATCCGTCATAGCTCGTTCTGCTTTAGATGATTGAATTACCCCGCCATTTAGCATAGATTGTATAGATTTAGCTCTCACCTGTTCATCACATTGTGAGCTATCACCACCATACTTCTTTCTGCATGTGTTCTTGGCCTTGGCTATAACGTCTTGAGATTTACTTGCATTGTCCACTCCGTATTTTAACAAGCACGTCTCTTTGCGCTTGTCTAACGCGTCGCTAAAATTGTACTTGCTCATTGCTTTAGCATGTAAATCTTTTGACTGTGACGGATGCTCAACACCATACGTTGATAGCATGGTACTTTTCATCTTATCATGAATCTCATCTACCTGCATAACGTTTTCAACACCATATTTGTCAAGATTTGTTTCTTTAGCTTTCTTACCTTTGCAATGCTTGCAAGCAACTTTCCCAGATTTTGCGCTGTTATTATAAGCATACATTCTCATTGGAAATGCTTGCCCACAATAGTCGCAAATCGCATCAACAAATATAGCACTCTTGGGTGGTAAATCCTCGGCTTTCGCCTCGAACTTATCTCCCATTTTAGTGCAAGTATATCCTTTTGAAATCCAATACTGCTTGGTTTGTCCATTCCATTTTACTTTAACAATTTGGTCTGGTTTAATCATATTAAACCTCATTTCTTGGTCGATAATATTAGATATATAAGAGTCTCATTTTTCTTCCACCATAAACTTGTGGTTTTACTCCCCCTCAAGGGGATAGTCGTTGGGGGTTTCCCATGTGTATTATACCATATCGTAAGTAACATGTCAATACATTTAGGGCTTTCCCTGCGAAACACCCATTTACATTCACTTAGGGTTTAACCATATAAATATCCTATAACTTTTTTCTGTTTTCACAACCACTCAGCTTGCCATTTCTAGCTACTGTTTGGGTATATAGGCTTTAGGGATTAAACGCATTTAACGAGAAGTCTATACTGATTACTCAATATAGAGGGCCATATTATTTTACCCAGCGAACCATAGGATTAGCTGCCCACGCATCAGCATTCTCAGCATTACGAGTGCAGTTGGAAAGACGCTCAACCTCTGCAAAATACGCAGCATTGACAACATCATGCTTTTCAGCAAGAGGCTTGGTAACATCATAAGCACCTAGCTTACGGCCCTGTTCAGCCTCAGACTTATGGAAATGATAGTCCATGAACTGCTCATAGAACTTAGTGTTGCCATTGGAGAAAGCAACAATTTCTTTGCTTAGATTCATAATATATATCTCCTTTGCTTATTTATTAAATTTAATTAGTTGCGGGCGCACTTGAGAATCCAAGTAGGAACAGCTTCGATACCAATATCAACGGTATGCTCGGCTTCGATGGTAAAATAAGTACCAGAAGCAGGAGCATTAGCAGCTGCAACTAGACGGCCATCAGTCCCAACAGAAGCAACAGTAGCACTAGCAACAGTCTTGGGATCTTTACCGGTAGCAAATGCAGAAGCGGGAGCTTCAAGGAAAGTACGACCAGCAGTTAGACCCTTAATGGAGAATGCGCTGCCCTTGGGGTTATAGAAATAACGGGGGTCGCTCATTTCCTGCTGCTCAACAGTGGTGCCAACAGCGGGCTTTTCGACGAGCCATAGATCAGTTGCATTAGCAGCAGGTAGTGTACAAGCAAATTCATAGCCACCGTCAGTCTTTAGACCTAGAGCGCCACGAGTGACAAACTGACCATTATCTAGGTCATTATCCTTGCAAATGCCAGCACAGTTGATGGCATCATTCTGCCAATCGTCAAGAGTGCGGATAACAAAAGAGTGAGTATTAGCCATAATATAATTATCTCCTTTTAATCAATTTTATTTTTAGTCCCATAGACCTTTATGCTCCTTCTTTTCAACAGGAGCAGCGAAAGTAAATACATCTGATTTTTCTTTCTTTGGGGTTTTCTTTACAGCAGAGAAACAATATGCCTTAACCTTATTTGCCCAAGCATCAACATCAGCAAATTCACAAGCCATGCCTTCTTCGCGCATCTGCTTATAACAATCGTCAGACATATATTCCTTGCATTCAGCCATAATAGCCTCAACAGAAATAGCCTTTTCCTTGTCCTCTACGTCTTTCTTAAACTGACGTAGTGTCTCAAGCTCAGAATTTTGACCCATGATGATATTGTCTTTATCTTCAATATCTTTTTCAAGCTGTGCAATACGAGCTTTCATGTCCTCAGCGGACATTTCTTCCTCATGCCCATCATCGTCATCATCATGGTCATCACATTCGTCACAATTTGGTTCCTCAGCCTTAACCTCAATCTCTGGTTCAGCCATTTCTTCTTTCTTTTCCTCAAGAGCGGATTCAGCCTCGACCTCAGTAGCGGCTAGTTCTTTAATTTCTTCCATTTTAGCCTCCTCCTTTCTTTCAGAATCATCATCAAGTCCTAACTTTTTATAGATAGCCTTAATTTTATTTACAACCTCAGTCTCATCATTCTGCTTGGCATATGTCAGTGCAGCACTTAGAGCATTTCGGTTATACACAAATTTATCCCCATCAATTTGCATGACTGGGTATTTCAAATGTTCAGATGGTGCGTCTTTCCAACCATCTTCTACAAGTAGATATACAGATTTAACAAGCGTATCACGATTCTTAGCGTCCATGATTTTATCTCTCATAGCCGCCTTATCGTAATCACCCCAATCAGCCGTAGACATAGCTTCTTTGGACTTGTCAATCTTATACGTTTTCTTTTCAGCCATTGATTGTTTCCTTTCTTCGACAAATTGCTTTAGATTAGATAGAGAATCAGACTTAGCAAAATAAGCGTCTGCGTCCTCAGTCGAGAAGCGAACCATCTTAATATCTGCATCAGGACAGCTGCCGTTAATAGCTTTTCCAAGTACAGTTAGCCCAAAAATATCTAGCGCCATAACTTTACCTTCATCCTCATCTTTATCTGTTGTTACCGTCATTTCGACAGAGCTATTGCGAAGATTATCAAACTCGAAGATATGGTTTAATTCCTTACTATAGTGTTTGCTTACAACCGCATAAGCATATGCTTTGGTAACTCCATCTTCCTCAACAAACTCAATCTCTTGTTCGCGGGGGAAATAACCATACTGAATCTCTGACGGTAAATGCGTAGTTGCATCACCATTCTGAATTTTCGCCACAAGCATATTGCCAAGAATAGATTGAGCGTCACGCCGCAATACATCATCGCCAATATCTAAATTATGCGCATTTGGTTTAGTGCTCAAAAAGCAACACTTAAACACAGTAAATTTATGCTCTGGGTAATTATCACACCATTCAGGATATTCAACAGCATCTTCAAGCTGAAATTTTACATCTTTCTGCAATCATCTTCCTCCTTTCTTATAAAATTTTTACAAGAAAGATTACTTTTTCCCTCTTAGTACCATAGCGGCAACTTCTTCACGCTTTGCATACCCGCCAGGACGGGTACCATCAGTGATGCCAGCCGCGACAGCTTGGGCAACCTCATCTTTTGCCCAGGCGCTTGCCTCGGTTCCCTTGCCCTCCAACGCCGCCTGGATACGTGCATCAATCAGCGCAACCACTTCTGCTTTCGTCATGTCAATTTCCTCCTTTGGTTTCATTGCCGCCGCCACATCCTGGCGGAAGCTGTTCATAGTATAGGGTAGCCCAAGACCGCGCCAGAGGTGCTCCGGGTCGACGTGTCCGCTTGCAATGCCACGTTTTCCACCTTCATTGTGACTCAGAATCACGCCGTCCGCCAGCGGATTTTTCCCGTGGAAGCTACACAGCCGCGCAAAGAGCTGCACAGCGTTCTGGTACGTTTTGCGGCAATACGCCTGGGCCGCAGCCTTGTCCTGCACAGTAAATCTTGCGCCGCCGGTATAATGAATCTGTGCCGGTTCGCACATCTCAAAGCCAATGTATCCGTTGTTCCCGGCGGGCTTTCCGGCGTGGGGCATGCGCTTCACCTTGCCCGGCGTCTCCAAACATGGGGCCGTCAGATAGACCGCATCGGCTCCAATGAATCCGTTGATACCTGCTCTGCCATAATTGGCATTATCCCATTGCCTAATAAAAACCAATGGATTTGGTTGAGCACACCCTACAGAGTGAAGAAAGAATCCTTTAAATTCATTTCCGGTAATCCATCTACCATCATTAAAAAAAGGATTATGTGTAATATATTTAGTTAAGATTTGCATTTTCATCCACCTCTGGCAATCCCGCAACAGATGTAATTAAGCTGACAACACCAGCAAGCGCAGATGTGCCAGCAACAGTAATCCAATCAACGTCAACAATCGTAATTGCTGCCGGAATTAAAGCTAGTGCAGACTGACACATTGTTTTGACTGCTCTAACCAATGCGGCCTTTAGCCATGTTTTCCAATCTCTATTCTTCATTTTTTTGCTCACCGTCCTTCTATGTTGTGATTATCTAACCATCTTAATAATTTTTTATTCTTTTTATAATAATAAGCATCCTCATCTAAATATTTAGCCGAGAATCCAGCTTGGTCTAATTCCCAAGCAAGTGCATCATCAGCAATAAAATAATCTTCTGGATTCTTTGGAATTCCAAGAATAATCATTGATAATCCTCCAAACCAACAATTCCCCAACTATCAATATGACGGTCATATTCGTCATATTCTGTTGGCATTTGTTTGGCTTTATCATCCAATAAAATAATCTGCGCTACAACTTTATTCATATCCTGCATAAGCTCTTGTAGCATAGCATTTGCGTTAAAATCTTTTTCTTCTTTTGCAATATAATACGTCTGCTTAATAACTTGATATAGGTCAAGTGTTTCTCTAAGCATAGTGCCCATCATTTGCTCAAGATTATCGTATTCGCGCTTATCACCACGCGTCTCAGGATAATATGTGGTAATGTTCCATTGATGCTTAAAATCGCTTACAGTATCAGCCATAAGCGGCCAGAGATGCGCTAATTTATGATGAATAATATTTGCGGCATTAGGCATAGCAAATTTTACTTCCATCCACGACACACACCTATCAAACGTGCGGTTCAAAGAAAAATACTGCCCAACTAGAATGTCTAGGGCTTCACTTGTTCTTTCTGATAACATCATAATATCATTCCTTTAATGTTTCTCGGCTTGCCTCTCCTGAATCTGTGAGTGTTGTTTCATCCTGTCTGGGTCTGCCACCTTCATTATCTGAACCGCCCTTAGTTGTATTTGTGTTCTTTAACAACTGTGTATATTTATCAATCCAACCCGTATATTTGCTCTCAGCCATCATTGCTTCAAATAATTGCGGTTGATATCCAGATACAGACGCCCATGTTTGCATAGGTAAAACAATGCCAGAATCGGCCATTTTCTTCACCTTATCAAATCGAGCCTCACGCTCAAATGGATAATTAGACCCATCAAAGATAAACTTCCACTTGTATTTCTTTGTTAGCTGATTGACATAAAATTCTAGGAAATTACTAAATTGTGGATATAGCGGCTTCATAGTCTGATACATATCATTAAGCCCAGCCTCAATCTCCGCGTTAGATTGTTTGTCTGAGCTATAAATGACACGGCTCACACCAGACCCAACACCAGCAGATGTAGCCAACTGTGTTGAATACATATCTGTATTCTTGTCCTCAAATTGGTAGAACTTAATATTTTCAAGCGGCATAGCTGCCAACTTAGACAACGAACCAAGTCCAGCCTTTGCCTTTTGCATAAATCCGCCTAACGTCTTTGGATCGATAGCAAATTGGTTCGCCTTGGTACCAGATTTAGCCGTATCAAATAGACGAATTTCACCAGCTAGAATAGCATATGCCGACGCAATGTCCTTATTATATTGTAACTGAGCAATATCATCATTGGCAATGGCGTTCTTTAGGAACGGGGCTAAAAATGGCGTATTGTTAAATGTACTAGGATTCCACTTAAACGCCCATGCCCCATCACTAGGAGATGTTTGCGTCCACATAGCATATGCGCCATTTCGTCTATTTAGTGGGTTTGTAGGGCGATAATTTTTAAATGCTTCTTCCTCAGAGCCAAATACACGCTGATAATATTTCTTAAATGCTGGGTCAAATCCATTGATGTCTACACCAGCTTGCAGGAAATAGCTCATGTCAAAATCAAACAACATGCCTTTTTCCCAATATCCGGTAAGCAAACATCTATCTTGTGGCAAAATCTGTAGGGCGAATTTCATTCCTTTATTGCCCCATTTCGTCTTTCTGAACCAAGTAAAATATGTTTCGTGCGTCACAATTTGCGCCACAACTTTACTAAATTCAGCCTTATAGTCAAATTTGTTTAAGAAATCATATACGCGCCGCTTATCCTCTTGGTATGCGCTTGATTCATAATCACTCTGAGTAAAAGCATTGATACAAACAGGCTGTAGATCAAATGATAGAGCATTGCAATATGCTTGTAGAGTTCTGGCAAATATCATATCCCAGAATTTCATATATTCCATATAGCCCTGAATTTGCTCTGAATTTTCTTTGTATTCAGCAAGCGCCTTGCGAATTTTATCAGAACTGGGTGTTTCTGGATTGTTGTTCAAACTCTGCAATAGCTGATTGCTTAGCATTGGCGACCAGAAGCCAAACTGGTCATAAGCATATAATGCTTGTGCAAATTCTGTTACAGCTTGAGCCTGTTCAAATGTTACTAACGGTTCTGCCAAATTTCGCCCTCCTTTCTTTGTTTTGTATTTTTGAGTGTTTTTATTTTATAGTTTTGATTAAGCCTAAGTTGGAACTTGGAGACCACGCAACCCTAATAGCACCTCCACGGTAACACACCAACATAGCAACCGCTTCATAGGCAAGTCATATCACCAAACTAATTGCACATCATCTAAGTCATATTCTTCAACATGACTCTGTCTATTCCATTCATTTTCTATATAATCACATATTAGAATACCCATAGCCAATGTAACAATACGGTCACGATGCCCCGTTCTTGGAGCCTCTAGTTTGATGTTTTCACCTTTGAATATAGTAGTTAAATTAACGGCTTCCGATATGAGTAAATCAGTATTGCCATGAGGTGCAAGTATATCTGCTGTCTGTTCGCCGGTGTATTTGTAATATTCGCCAGTTTCAACAATAGCATCTTGCTTATCGCTCATCCCTATCAAGAATTTTATACGATTATTCTCAAGTGACATTTTAGTTGCTTTCCAATAAGACGTGTTGAGTGTTTCACTACCAACAATAGGTATAATACAAGGATAAGCATTTGGGTCTACTGCATTGACTCTATAGTAATCTAGCTTATCAGGTCGAGCCACATGATATTCCTTTTTATCAGCCATAGTCAAGCCATGATTATTGATGAACGCCGAATAGCGTTCATTAGTATACGGTTTAGATAAGGCTATCATGACCGCTTCACCGCCTGATCTCGCATCGGGCACTAGATAGTCTGCCTTGTACAACCAAAACAATTCTTTTAACCTATCAGCACAACCATCCGCGTCATCTGCTGTTGGTAGCAATTCAATATATTCTACATATTTATCAAAATGGTCTTTTTTCCATTTAGCCCTAATACATATAGCAATACTATTATCTGATTCATTTGCTTTCTTACCAGTTGTTGTCCATGCAAAGTCAGACACGATGAGACGTACTTCATCCTCTTTCTTTTCGTCCTCATCTGATTCACTAGACACCAATAAATCCATTGGCTTTGGTGGACAAAACGCATCTGTAATAACCTGATTCTCTTTGAACGATTCAAGGCTAAAGAAAGAATCTTCGGATTCACCTACGGCTTCGTTTAGATATTCTGTCCTAAATGATATATCGTCGTTCTGTCTTTTAGCTCTACGATAATCGCCCCATGTTTTTAAGCCATTTTCTATATTATCAAAGAAGTCTGTTGCAAATATACCATATCTAGTACGCTTATCAACATAATATCCTGTTACACAGTCACACCACAATCTATACCACCACTGGAACTTAAACTTAGACGATGTTAGATATATACTCTTAGATTCTTCTATCCATCTCTTATTCCCAGAATATGCAGGATTGCTTAAATAATTGGGTTGCCTAGGAAACAGCATGCCATCAAAAATTTGGTCTATTGCCGTTTTCTTCATAATAGCAACTTCGTCGTAAATGGTAAAGTTGGAGCGTGAACCTCTCGCGGATTCAACTGGTGCAAGAACGGTGATGGATGAATTATTAAGCGTACATTCTACATAATATCCATCATTCGGCTTTGTTATCTTTATCCAGTCTTTTTCGTAATAAAGCAAAAGTAGTTTAGATAACTTTTTTATCAATTCTTTCTCTAACTTCTCTTTGACCATTTTATTAGCTTGGTCAACCGTAGAGGATGTAATAATTATCTGACAGTTTGGATACAATAGTAATTTACAGACCGCCGCAAGCATTGTAATAAACGATTTTGCACCACCACGCCCTGCTCTCCAAAAATACACATCTGACACACCAATTTCATGCAATGCTTGGCGTTGATATGGTTTTAATGGAATCCCTAGATAAAATTCAGCAAATATGTCCCAATTCCGTCTAAACAGAGTTGTCCACTCTATGATGTTGTTTTCTAAATCGCTATCTATTTTTTTGGATATGCCAGATACAGCTCGAAGTTTATCAGCCTTAAATGATTCTCTAAGACCGCCCATCCTAGAACGCATTATGCTTCCTCCTTCGGGATTGCTGGGTAATCTCTAGTGCCAGCAACAGCATTGCGCAAACTACGCATCTTTTCGCCCTTGTCCTTTTCATATCCAACCATATCTATGAATCTTGTTAAATCTTCACATTCAGACGGCTTGGTATATTCCACCCAAGCTATACGCTTCTCAAACGCCCGTTCAGCATCCGACTTCTGATTGCTCTTAAAATCATCAAGTTTAAGTAATGACATAAGCGTTTTGATCTGCGACTGTGTGTCCTTATTAACACCATTTTTATACTGCTCAAGCTCTAATTTACACAAGTCACGATAACGCATTTCCATAGCGGTGTCCATTTCAAATATATCTGCCGTATAGCTATCAAACATATCATCTAGCCACTGACAATCTTCATCCTCATAGTCGCCGCCCCATTGTTTGCGCCATCTCGCTTTAAGCGCCACCTCATCAGTTTCACCCTTAGCAACATCGCCCAAATCCTTGAAATTAGACAACTCCATATCGCTATCCCATACGCCCGTTAGCTTATCAGGAGATGTGGATAAATATGTATGATACAACATAAATAAACTAGGCTTTTTGCCTTTAGCCGCTTTTTCTAGCGTTTCAAGGCAAGCCGTATATTCAGCGCGTCTCATAGGAATACCAGTCTGCATACAAGTTGACCATAATGCTGCGCCTTGGTCTTTAGTAGATTCAAGAGCTTGCTTATATAGCTCAGTTACGCATGACTTACATGGCTTAATATATTCGCCCGTTTTGATTGGGCTTTTATAGAATTGGCTATCTTGCTTTTCCTTGCCGCAATATGGGCAAAACATATTCTCATTCCTTTCTGTTCCGTTTATTTTCCTATAAATATGACGAAGCAGCTGAGAGCAATCTTGGCTGCTTCGTATTTGTCAAGGTTCAATATTCAGTTAAACAACAGTCCCCATTGAGTTGGGCTTATTGTAGATATGAGCCGATTGGCTCTGACCACCATCCTTTCTTTAATTATGCTTCGGATAAACCAGTGGATAATTCAAGAGAATAGTGACCTCCTTTCGGATATTTCTAAACTTGCTATTGCAAGGATAGATTTAATTCAAAACATATTTCTTAGTCCATGTCTTTTGCCCATCTTCAAACAACATGAGCAATGCACCAGCTCTTGACAACTTGCGGCATCTCTTGCTATAATCATTAACGCCGACAATAGATGGACATTTAATGAACTCTTTCTCAGTGTTCAAGCCAATGCCGACTGACTGTTGCTCAAAATGATGAAAATGCCCAAGTAGCAAAATATCAATATCAATCTGATGATAATCCTCAAAGAAAGCGATTTCTCTAGTTACATCCTTGGTATCATCGCCATGATATGCTAGGATATTTACGCCTTGAATTGTCTTAAACCCACATTCGGCATATGGCGCAACCTCAATGTTCGGATTATCTTCAAGGCGCAACTGCACAATCTGCGTAATAATCTTAGCAATATTATCTTCTGGGAAATCGCCCTTCTTGCCATTGAGTAGCCTGAGTTCACTATGATTTCCGCCAACTGCAATATATTCAATCGGCACTTGTAGGCGTTCACTTAGCTCAACAAGCCATTGACTAATATATTCAGCATACTGCATTGCGCAATCTACAACGCCAGCTTTTAGCTTCATAAGGTCTGACAGCCTAAGTGCGCCTTGAATGGAATCCCCCATATCAAACACAACCAAACGGCTGAATGACGATACTGAATATACGTCATCTTCAATGCTGTTCATCAGCTTTTCCATTCGTGCCTTGAATACATCAGGATTGTACACATTTACCTTCTCGCCAAACAATGAATCCATATCAATTATTGTGCCATAATGCTCATCGCCAATGCACAACACGCCAACTTGCTCTTTGATTGGGTCTGGTTCAAATTTGCGGCTGAACTTGATTGGCTCAAGCCGATTGATAGCTGCAACGATTTCTTCATTGAGCATATCATGTCGAGCAACTTCGCGCTTATTCGCCGCATACTCAAGATTTTCTGTGCGCAGTTTAAGACGTGATTTCTCTAGTTCTTGCTTAGCCTCTCTAAGCTGTGATAGAATATTGGCATCCTTTTCGTCTGATTCACAATCATCTGCGCTGTTCAGCATATTTCGGACAAACACAGCACAACGACGTAAATATTCCTCTGACCAGACGCCCCTATAATCTTCACCAAGACAACGAGCCGTCCATTCCTGTAAGTCAATTAACTTGCTATCTAGCAGCTCAGTCGCTTGTCGTATCTTCTGTAGATTCATTCAATTTCTGTTCCTTTTCCTTCTTTTTCCGTTCGTATTCTTCTTTTTTCTTATTGATTACATTGATGAAATCATCGTAGCTCTGTTGCTTTGCTTTCTCAATACGCTCATTTTGCATTTGCTCTAATGTTCGCTTTGCGGTTCTTTCTGCTTCGGCTTGTGTAATTAACTTTAAGTCATTAGGTGTCAACTTGCGTTCACGAACACGTTTGCGGTATCTCTTTGTAACCCCTCGCCCATTGACATTATTGACGAAATCATCATTGCTTTTATATGTAATTTTGAACCACGCCGGAATGGTTCTCTCTACAAGTTCGCCATTATCATCTTTTGCCATTCCAGTCCAAGACGGAACTTCTTTCAACTCAAATGTTCCAACACCCGGCATTTGACATCTGCCATCAAAATGCAACATATGAACGATAGTGTCAACACAGGCTTGCCAATATTTCTTTACCGTTTCTGGTTTAGATTCAAGCAGATTTGCCGCATAAGCGTAAAATTCTTGGTTCAGCTTATTATATTCAGCCATCTTCTTCTTCCTTAGCAAACTTAGGATTATCTGGATAATTCTCCAATACCCAAGCGTCCCATTCTTCTTTGGTTGGGCCTTTACCATACAATGTGCCAGCTTTTACATAACTAGCCATATGCTTCTCAGCCTTGAACTCTAACCGATAATATCCCATTCTGTCAGGATAGTACATACGCCGCTTTTGGAATCCATTCCAATATTCTCCAGCTGGTTTAGGTGGATGGTCGCGGAATGTAATAACACCAATATCAGGTAGTGAATACTCCACGCCATGCTGTAGTGTCTCGCGGATAATATCATGATAATTTCTTAATACTAATTCAATAATTTTAGAATCAACGCCTGTACGCCGTCGTAACTCTTTGCTCATATCGGCTTTACCTAGCCGAGGATATTTATTTTTATGCAATTATATCGTCCTTTCCCTATTAGTTTACCACAATATGTTGTGGTGATTTCATTTTATCCATATATTTCCCACTATTTTAACCTGTCCCCCGTGCGGACAGGTGGTGCTTCACGCGATTCAATACGCCGCTGATTATCTGCTTTCTTATAGCATTCTTCAGAACAATAATGCTGGCATACATCACGTGGCTTGAACCGCTTACCACAAATGGGGCAGATTGGATTAAGTTGCGCCGTATTGATTCTCAAATTATCTACAATCGTCCAACCAAAACAAGCCCATAGCATTTTCTTATTGCTTGATTTTTTGACCGTATATAAATAAGCAACCAAACTATTGACAACAACATCTAGTGGTTCATTGCTATATTCCACTATATCTTGTGCTATGCGGCGATATTTATATAAATCGTTCTCATTGATATGCGTGTCATCACCATAGTCAAATCGACGTTGATTTCTTATCCACCAATTATACCTCTCGATGATTGGCGAATTTTCTCTAGTGGTATAATCGACTGACTTATTTATCAGCATCGTCCAGTCGAATTTCCCAATCTTGTTATTGTAGCGGATTCGGGACGTAGGAATTTTAGCTGAGATGCGATTCATCGTGGAATTGTTGGGAGGCTCAACTTGTGTATCTGGGTCTTTGTCTTTGGCATATTGAAAGAAATTTGGCACACGGGCTTTGGTGTATTGTTTGATTGTGTTATTGATTTGCTTGGGTCGTTCTGGTAGCCATTGCGTCTTAGCGCAATCAATAACAGCGTTATTTTCAAAGCAGAGCCATTTAACAACATCCAATTCTTCTTGTGTAATTTCGCCGTTGTTCCAGATTTTTGTAATATTATTACTAACTGGCCCAATATTACCCTTAGTATAAGCATTGACCATTCCATTGTACATACTGTCTGGATTTAATAAGCCGCCCTTGGCTTTTTTGAGGTCATATGCAAGAGTACAAATATCAGACATATTCCTTTTCGCACAATTTGTCAATGTTCGGTCTTTTATAACCAGTAATTTATCACCGTCGCAGTCCGCCATAACTATCCTTGTTATTAAATCGTGACAACTAGTATATATACACTTAGTTTCACCAAACCAATAGTCAAGCTCTAAGCTGCGTCGATTTGTCCTGATTGCCCACTCTCTATACAGATGCGGCGAACGCAAACAAGCAAGTGTTTCTCCATCTCGATATTGATTTGTATATACATCACTATCTGTAAGCAATCCTTGTGGATTCTGTTCGCCTAGGAACAGCCATTCACAGAAAGCGTATAAATCAGGTGCCAAGAATAAATATTTTCCATTAACTCTAAGCCGCCCGCCCTTAGCTTGCTTTACTAGGCTCTTTTTAGTCTGTTTCAGAATTTCTCGGTTATATGAATCCTTAAACAGCTCAGGATATATCAATAACGCCTCTTGCATAGCTGACTTATAGCGGTTGTTCTCTGTTGCGCCAAGTAGCCGCATCGTAACTTGATAATCCTTGCCAACATCATCAATCTCTTGCTCCGTCTTGGAGATGATGCGGTCAATCTCATTATCAGTCATATCGCTCAATGTCTGAAGCATCTGATAATTGATGCGGCTCTTTGGAATATACGGTTCTTCTATATTGCAATAGCAAGCATTACATCCAAAATTTTTGAATCGTGCCTTATAGCATTCCCACGAATCATAAAATTTCCATAATTTGAATTGGCTCTTTGTGAATATATACCGTATGCCTTCTTCTATAATTTTATGCTCGTTGCCGTAAATATCTGTTACAATTGCTTCGCCGCCACATTTCTCTTTGATAAATTTATCAAATGGAAATGTAACAAGTAGACCTTTAACCCACGGCATACGCACCATCCGTGTTGTTTCATTGAGCATGATGCCGCATCCGTCCATATGAGGGATGACCGTCTCTGTCATTTCGCGCCTAATCTCATATGACACGCCATCAATATGGTCAACCAATCCCGGAACAGCCGTTTCCCAATCATCCATCACAATGGATTTGTCGATATCAAAATCTTCCCAAACATCGGTAGCAGAGTTCATAAGGGCTAAATATGTAAGGAACTTGTTCTGATTCATTCCTCCCTGTTCATTGATTTCATCTATGGTTAACCCACACATCAATTTCTGTTCAATTTGCTTAAATGATGATTCTTTAACAAATACAGCTCGTTTGGTACGGATTTGACCCGCTGATGCAGTGAGGAACACATATTTTTCGCCATTATAGATGAATCCTTGATGAACTAGATTATTAAATACCTGAAAGAAAAATACGTTAATGATGAATAACTCATCGGTCAACTTAAACGGCTCAAGCCTCAAGCTACGCGTCAAATCAGATTCAAATAGATTAACAACCGTCTTATCTGTAACCGCATCTGTACGCAATTCTCTAGTTGCATTTCGATTCACAGCATCATCAAGCAATTCAGATAACCGCGCCTTTTCTTTTTTAAGCAAACGATTTACAGATTTTACTTTCCAATCCAGTTTACCCTCAAGCGATTTCTCCCATTCTTTACGTTCAGCAAACTTCTTTGTTTTGTATGTTTTTTTATTCGATTGTTCGCCAGACTTTTTCTTTTTCGGCTTATCAATATCTGATAATTGTTTTCTCAAAGAATATAACCTTACAAGCCGATTATGTATCAATAGCTCGTTGTCATCATAAAATGCACTAGTATCTATTGAATGCAAATAAATTTGCGTCTGTAGGTTCAAAAAATCACCTCTAATTCATTCTCTGAACTACCATATATCCAAAGCGCCCAATCACGCTCAGTTGGCTCATATTCATTATCCCATACTTCTGGTTCTGTATCTTCCGATATATACCAATTATAACTCATTTCGCTCCACAATTTCTTATCACCTCCTTGAGCTTAATGCTATTATATCATATAATTGATTATTTGTCAAGTATGAGATGATTGATAATACGCTTTAATTTCATCATCCGTAGCATATCTTAATCCATTCGCGGCAAGATGTGGGGCAACTCTCCGAGGTGAATTTGGATTGAGCATTTGTGACACGGCCAAATTATCCTCGCCTATTTCATCACAAAGTTCTTTCATAGTTAGATATATTTTACCAGAATAATAAACGGGAACGCCACCACGACCATTTCTGGGTCGCCTTGCGTCAACTGCGTCAGATACAGAATCATCTACTTCAACTTCTTTATATTCCATTCTTTCACCAAGATTTTGATTATATCCATTCTCAGGAAGATACGACTGTGTTTCTTGAATCAATAAACCCTCATAAAATTTTGCCTCATCGCGGCTTAAATTTTCAAATATTATCTCATGCTTAAAATTTTTCCACCCATATTTTACAATATCGCTCCAAAACTGTCTGTTGTTCTGATAACCAAACCCATCACTCCAACGCGCAATATAATCTTCTGCAATCCCATAATAGACTAATCCATTCTCTAAGTTCGTATGCTTATATACGACGTTATTATTTTCCATATTTATCTCCTATCTATAAATTCTAAGAAAGAAAAAGAACCAAAAAGAAAGAAACAATGTATAAGTAAATACTAACGTATTTACTTATTTACTATATTATACCATATTTTCATCATCTTGTCAAGTAGTAAAATAAAAAATTTTTCTATTGACATTACATACTTTCTATGTTATAATATCTAATATATATAATTACAATTTAACTAATTATCTACTCATATACATTCGTAGATAATTAGTTAAATTGATGTGAAAAATCAATTTGCCAAAAATTATGCTTGACAAGTGCAAATAACTGTGATATAATTACATCATGAGGTGAAACAAATGCCAAGAATAAAGAAAATTAACGCCGTAGTCCAATATGGCAATACTGGCTGGGTTATCAATGATTGTGGCAACGGGCAATTCGAGCTATATAATACCAGCACCAAGCAGATTTTAGCAAAAAGCAATAATCCATTGGATTTTGATAAGCACATAGACAAGATTTTTGGTAAGGAGGCGGCTAGACGTGTTCGAGATTTTCAAGTTGAACAAGAAGAAAACGGAAATTGAAGAAAATATTGCCCTGCTTGAAGCAAAACAAGAGGCAATGCAAGAAAAAATTAAAGCATTAGATGAGCTAACCACATCCAGCCAGAATAAAGCTGATTGCGCTGAAATTGCCGCAAAGGAAGCTCAAGCTGTTCTTGATGCCCTAAACGGTCAAATCCATGTCATTGAAGAAATGCAGGATTATAATATCCCATATTATCAAGATTCATTGGATGAACTTGAGCATCGGCGCTATGATCTACAAAGTAAAATTAAATCCGCTGTTAATGCTGGCTTATATCGCATTGAGCAAGGATATAGACTCGATGGATCAGATAGACGTGGCAAAGAAATGCAAGATGTATATGGGCGCGGATTGATTTACAGTTGCAACGCATATATTGACAGCAAAGAAAAATCTGTAACTGCAAACAATGTTGCTAAGAGCAAAGAATTGATTAAGAATAAATTTAATTCTTATCAGTCTAAAGCAAATAAAGTCGGATTAGCGCTTAATGCTGAATATGTAAAGGCGCGACTTGATATGCTAGATATCAACTTGGCTATCAAGGTCAAGCAGAAAGAAGAAAAGGCGCGAATCCGTGAAGAAAAACGCAGATTAAGAGAACAGGAACAGTTACTCGCTGAGGCTGAGCGCGAAAAGGCAGAACTTCAAAAAGAGCGTCGTATGTATGAACAATCTCTGCGAAAGACGCTCAACGCTGAAGAACGCGCTAAATTTGAAGCAACGCTAAGAGCTATTGATAAGCGTATTGCAAATATTGACTATCGGGTCAACAATGCAAAAGCTGGATATTTATATATTACAGCAACTCCTGCTATGCCAAATTGCTGCAAGCTGGGAGTAACACGTCGTCTCCAGCCATTGCGTAGAATTTCCGAATTATCGTCGGCATCAGTACCGTTCCCATTCGTTTGCTATGGACTTGTGTTTGATGATGACGTATTTGACCTTGAGACGCGCGTCCATGATTATTTTGACGATAAGCGAGTCAATAAGGAAAACAAACATAAGGAATTTTTCTATGTAAGCCCCAAAGAAGCTATTGATGTACTGCGTAATGAATTTCATGTAGATGTTCATTTTGTAGATGAAGATTGTGATGAAAATGAGGAGGATGAATAAATGATTATCTATACTTGTCCTAAATGTGGTTGTCAATTAAATCATTATTGTGTAGCTACATTTCCACCAATTCATGTTTACAGATGTAGTAATCCTGATTGTGATTGGAAAACAGAAGAAGATGAAGGAATTGAATATCATGTATTCAAGCCAGTAAAAGCAAAACTCGATGAAGATTGGACAATGTATGAAAATATTGAAAATATCATGCTGAATGATTGATGGAAGGATAAATAAATATGACAAGAAAAGAAAAAGTTGATGTACTTGAATTGTATTGCGACCATTGTGGTGATACTTGTGATAAATGTGAATTAAAAAATATGTACGATGAAGAAACAGATGAATTTACAAATAAATATGCTTGTGTATTTAATGAAATGGACGATAAGATGCTTGATAAAATCTATGGTTGGTATAAAGAGCTTGATCCAGCAGCTTGTGAAAATGCTGAAGCTGAATGCTGTGACAAAGAGCCTGACGACATTAAGTTACATATTGAACCAAAGGTGGCGCGGCATTGTGCAATCTGTAAGAAGCTCAATCAGGTATATAAAGCAAAGAATCATGACTATGGTGATTCATTTGGTGACACATACAAAAAACTAGGGATTATCAGTGCTGTGACCCGTCTTAGTGATAAGATGAATCGGCTCATGTCGCTTGCTGTATCACATGATGCTCAGGTTAAAGATGAGAAGATCGAGGACACATTGCTTGATATGGCTAATTATGCTATTATGACGTTGATTGAATTGGGATATGAGGTGGACGAATAATGGCTGAATATATCGAATGCAGAGAATGCGACTCTCCTCATTGCAAAGGCTGTAATCTTAAAAATCTGGAAACGATGCTTCGCAACGGAAAGTTTGACTGCATAATGAATGAAAACCGATGCATCAATACAGTCGCAGATGTTGTCCCAGTGGTCCATGGGCGGTGGGGTACGGGTCGTTTCAATCTGGAAACGGGAAACTATGAGGAGCAGTGCACCCGCTGCCGGAATTTTTCGAAAGAGTACGGCAAGCCTTACTGCCCCAACTGCGGGGCGAAGATGGACAAATCTAATGAACCAGAGAACTAAGCGCGGAATTGAATCAGCTTGTAGAGTAAGCAAAGAATCTAAATTTCCTAGATACCATCTTGGCGCAGCTCTGTACTATAAGGGCATATTGCTTGCTACTGGTTGCAATAGCACAAAAACAAGCCCGTTACAGAAGCGGCTTAATGCAGAACGTGAATTTGATCCTAACCAAAGCGGCGTGATAAATTCGCTTCATGCTGAAATCAGAGCATTGAGCAAAGTAAAATATCTAGATATTGATTTTAGCAAATCGACACTATATGTATATCGTGAATATGCAAACGGCAATAAAGCAATGGCGCGGCCATGTCCTGCTTGTATGAAATATATAAAAGAATTGGGAGTTAAGCATATTTGCTATAGTACGTCTGATGGAATTGCAGAAGAAAGGATTGATTGATACAACTAAATAAAATGAATCTGCCCCAAGTCCCTATATATGTAGGGAATAAATTGGGGCAGATTTTTATTGTTTTTCATTGTCAACTAAATCCTTGAGACGGTCGCTTTGCTTATTGTCCATATTTATGTCAACAAATTCGCGTCGCTGTTTGCCCGTAATACAACTAAGCTGGCTGGTTTGAATAATCTTAGCGCACGCCTCTTTATTGATTTTCTCAAAGCTAGGATAATGCTCGTAGACATCTAAGAGCCGATTAGCAATCCATTCCTTTGTAGCTGGCTTGATGACATATACTTCTTTGACTTTAACATATTCACCGCCAAATAACTCTTGAGTTAATTGAGCAAGCCGCGCCTCAAACGCCTTATATTGCTCTGTGGACACGTATGGCTTATAGACTCTATTATCTATGACCTTGCCCCAATTTGGCGGCATTATCTCATTAACGGCTTTAGAATAGATAGATAGGCATGTCTGATGATCTGGGTTATCTTCTGGCACATCATATGTTTCAAGCCATGTTTCTTTTCCCCCTGGGTTGCGCCGTTGCTTATAGAGACGATAACCCCTATTCAGATCAATGACATAACGGTTCTTCATGGTCAGCAATTTACGCCTAGTCCATTGAGCAAGGATATTGTATACAACGCCATTAACTAAGCTCATGTAGCCGTAATGCTCTGAATTTTCTACGGCTTGACTGTATGTGTAGCTGAAATTATCATTGACCTCCTGGAACATTCTGAGCAGATTGCTGGTTGATGCATATATAGTGGCGCAATTTGTTTTGAGAAAGATTTGATAAAGAGCGGCTTCAAATGCGGCTTGATACGAATCTTTGTCTAGCTCGTTGATAAGCGCGTCTGCTTCAGGATAGACCTCTTGTACAATATAACGGGTTGGATGTTCTAGAGTATCTAGTTGACAATAATTTCTAATGTGGTCAAGTTGAGTTATTTTGGAGCAACCGCATTTTGGAGTTATATTAAGAGCCTTACATAAGTCTTGGTATTTCAATTCGCACCCTTCTATCTTTTCTAGTGATTCAATCAATTCAGCGCCTGTTGGTTGCTTGATATTTTGTTTTCTCATATAAAATAAACCCCTTTTACATTTTTGTCTAAATAAAAAAAATTTTTGTCTAAGTGATGACACTATGATAATACTAGCGTATTATATTAGTATCACGATTTAGACAAAAATTAAATTTATCTAAATTACATTGTAATTATATCATATTCTAGTCATCTATTTGTTAATAAATTGTAAATTATTCAGTTGTTGTTTGATAATGATGTGATTTATAAGCGATGTGGTAGTTTTTGAATATGTGATGTATTACATGGTATGTGGTTTGATGTGCTACAACCGAAATCTCACCGGTTAGCCTTTGCTAATCCATAACCTAGCCCCCAGGTAGGTTTTAATACGCTAAACTACAAAAACACCTGAAAATAGCACTTTTCCACCGATCTATCTTAAAATAGGGATGATCCTTGCTTTACCGGGGGGGCTGTTTTGGAGAATTACCAAGATGACCCATTTTTTACCCCATAATTTTACTAGCAAAAAATAGGTAGTATGCTACATATTAGGCGTTATGCGCTTTTTGTATAACACTTGTCAACCCTCCCACTAACTACAACCTCATCCATCATAACAACTACTAACAGAACAAATGTTCGCATATCATCCATACTATACCTGCCTATATAATATAATAGGATTTTATAATCAACTTTAAAAATTTACAATTATAAAATATAATATGCCGTACAATATTGACATGATCCTGTTACACATTGTAACTATATTGTAACTATTATACTCGATACAATCTTATCTATATATATATATATATACCGATTATAAAATGGGAATCATAATTGATATTATAAATATTCATATTCATGCCGCATATACACAGTATAACTATACAATAACTAGCGCTATCTAGAATATTCTAACTTTTCAAGCGCATAACATATCTATTTGCCATCAAAACAGTGAATAATCAAACTGTATAGAATACGTATAACGGAATAAAAAAGCCGGGCATATAAAAACACGGCTCGACCTAAAAACCGCTTAAAACGGCTCTAAGCGCCTCACAGCGGCATTGTGTTGTCCAGCTATTATATACTATAATATATATAATATCCATTTTGTCAATCTGCATAAAATCAGCCACGTTTATTTGTGCAATATTTTTATGATGAACGGGTTGACTTTTCCGGCGTTCTGCGCTATTATATAACCATGCAAGGGAGGTGAACAGCTTGCAAGAACAGTATAAAGGATTTCTGATTCAGGAGTCTGAAAGCGTCTATTATATCCGAGACGCAAGCGGCAAAATTTTAACAGAGGTAGAAACAGAAAAAGCCGCGCGCGAATGGGTGGACGAACACAAGTAAATGGCAAGGCGGGAGCAATCCCGCCAAGCTATAAAAAATAAATAAAACAGGAGGAAACAAAATGAAAATTTACACTGAAAAAAGCTTGCGTGATTTTGAATTTTGGAGCGGAGCAAGAGACACTGTGAAATATCTGACTCCGTGCGAACTTGATCAGATTGAATCTATTCTTGAAGAATGCAATCCGGAAGGAATGGACGAAACCGCAATCAATGATTTCTTCTGGTTTGAAGAAGATACGATAGCGGAGTGGTTAGGATATAATTCTTTTGAAGATATCATGAAGGAGCAGGACGGAGAAAAAAACTAAACATTTCCGCGCGGTTTCTAAAGGGTTTCCGTTCAAAAAGCCCTATTCCATGAACATTTTAAGGGGGTATTTACAATGAAATTTTATCAAGTAAAGCGCGAAGCCGACAACAAAAAACTTGACAAAAACCGGAATATTTTTGTTGGCGGCGAACTGTTTACTGAAAAAGAAATGGAAAAATATGGCAGGCGTTGGGTAAATAGAAACAACATGAATCGCGGCGCTGAAATCGAATACGCGCCAACACTGAAAAAGAAATTTTTGGAATATTTTATTGAAAGAGAAATCCCCAAAAATAAAACATATTGGTTCTTTGGGGCGCGTTTTCCGTTTGAAGAATACAAAGTGGAGGCGTAAACTATGAAAAAATCAAAACGCCGCTTGAATCCAATTTATTGGATTTTGCAATATTTACTCTGCATTGTAGCAATTTCCAGTTTTTTCTGGATCCCGTATTTGTTGGAAAAAATTGTAAATTAAAGGGAGGATTTTATCATGTTATTTTATGTAAAATACGAAAACAGACAGCGCTATATTTGCGCGTATGACGAAGAAAAGCACGGATCACCGCGTGTGATGTCGGACAATTGGACATATATACAATAAGTCCGCCATTGTAAACCGTATGTATAAAACAGAGCGGGAAGCAATGGCGGATAGCTGGGGAAAATATAGTAATAAATCTGTCATCATGCCAGACGGTACAGAGACAACGCCCGCGCGTTATTTTGGGACGGAAGATATAAACGACGTATTCATCTCATGGTATGATGTAAATAGCGAGATCTGGCCGGGTGAGACCGCTTGACAAGCCCACCACGCCATAAACACACGAGACAAGTAAACATATACCGCCGCGCTGAAAAGCCCGTAGTGAGGCGCTGAAGGCGTGAGAATAGGAAGGAGTAAAATTATCATGAAAAAAGTAAACGCAATGACTGAAAAACAGGTGGAAGAATTTTACAATGTCTGTCCGTCTGGATACGGTGTGGAAGAAACGCGCGTGTTTGATGTGCTATCCTTACAATATGTTATTGTGTCAATGAAATATATCAAACTGTTTTGATATGTAAATTTTGAAAGGGGAAATCATCATGCCAAAATATACTTTTGAAGCTGCTCAATTTTGCGATGCGATCCGCGAGCTTGCAAGCAAGCCAGAAAATTTACAAAATCTGGAAAATTATCTCGAATATAGTTTTGACAAGTGGATGGAAAAATACGCCAGCACTCCAGCTTGCATAACTGCCGAGATGTCGAACTTTGCGCAGATGGAAATTTAAAAAAGAGTCATGATTTATAAACCCGCTGGCGGTCTGCTGGCGGGTTTTTTTGCTTGCCTATATATCTATAGTCCCGGTATAGTTCGCGCCTTGTAGGGGCTTGTATGCCGTCTCAGTGGGGCATTATTTTTTCGGCAGGATAAAAAGAGTAGATCCCACCAAACAGCCCCACACGTCTCCCGCAGACGGCCAGAGATTTGGCGCTTCTGATTGAGCGGATCATAGCACTGCATCCGCTCGAAGCGGGTGAGAATATCCTGCAGGGTGGCGTCCAGGGCGTGGACCATGTGCAGCTGGCCGGTGACGTTGGGGGGGGCGGCATGACGATGGCGAAGGGTTTTTTCTCCGGGTCGGGTTCCAGTTTTTGGCCAGCTGCCGGAGGGCTTCGTTGCCGGATATCATTTTAGCCAAATTGTACAATCTGCACAATTTCCAACTTTTTGAAAAACTTTACCCAAGTAAAGTAAATAGGTTAGCATATGCTAACTGTATATCGAACATCTGTTCCATATGCCCAATTTGATGTCAAAATTGACAGCGTCGTATTCTTGCGTGTGCGTGTTAAGATTCTTACAATTTTACCCGCCATATATACTATATATAATATCGCGGCGGCTCAAATCAACGCCTATTTTTCGTGTCTGCGTGTCCGTGTTAAGCGACGATTGTTTTCTCGGGCAATATAGTGTGTGCATAATAATCGCGTGGACGTGACGGTATCTGTGTTGCTCATAGCGGGCTTTTTGCGCCGATGATAGTAGGTATATGCCATTGCTCTAAAATCGGCATAGTAAGGCGCAGGTGATGCGACACGGCTAATTGTGGTGATCATGTCATAATTGACAACCAAGCATTATATCTATACAAGATAATGTGTGTATGCAATAGATTGATGCTAATAGTATATATCTATATAGAAAAGTAGCAAATCAATACATAAACTCGTTGGAAAAATGTGTGAATGTTCACATATATTCATATGAAAAATGTGAATGTGTGAATAAATGTACTGATGGATATATAGACATATTGACTTTGATGCTAATATAATATGTAATATTAGTATATATGTATCTATAGATGTGTCAATCTATTTATCGATCAATCTATCTGCATCATTTATGTGCATGATGATGTAGATACATTTACATATGAATATGTAAATGTATATGCAGATGGATATAAAAATGATAATAATTCTTATTATTGGATATGTATATGGATATTTATATATGCACGAGCCACAAAACGAAAATTGATTTGCGAGATTGTAAGTATATGTGGAAAATGAAATTCTAAAATCGGAATCGATATTTACATTAGTGTAATGATTAAAGATGGCTTAACGGCTCGTGAAGTTAAAGAGGTGTATCAATACGACGGTTGGAATCCAGATTTAGATAAACAAAATAGAAAAATGTATATTGAGGTTATGGATGCCATACATGACATTTTCGATATGGGGCAATTCGTGACAGAAAAGCCGATTTTGTTTTTCTATGCACCATCTTTGTGCGATAGCCCATGGCATGAATCGCAGAATTATGCGATGACGATTGGTGGTCATAAATTTTTCTATGCCGACGAAGATGAAAATGCAGAATGGGCAAATATCCTATTGACAAATGTAAATGAGTATGGTATAATTGAACCATAGGTGATGATAATGTATGTACTATATAATCAAAAATACTATCTCATGCACAATACTATTGGACAATGGATTCCAACATCTGAATTAGTTGAATCATTTCAATTCAATGATAAGACCAAAGCTGATAATGCGCTTGCCAATCTGCCAAAGCAAATGCGCAATCTTGGATATTTTGTACAGCAGATTGATGTACCATCTAAAACCGTCGATTTTAACGGATTTGACAATTCGGAATTAGCGAATTACGATTCAGCATTGGAACAAATTGGCTCATTCTGTGACCTGCATGACCAGCTTGTAGCAAGGGTGACATGGGTTAAATATAAGCTGCAAGAAGTAGAGAATAAAATTCAAGATGTGCTTCATGCTATTGAGTTCAATTCATACAATGCTAGAGATGGGTATAAGATATATAAGCTGCTACATGATTTACGGCTCGAACGGCGCAAATATAAAGACGAGCAGATTATAGCTGATGTGATGAAAAGCGGCTTTGCTGGTTCAAATTGGGAATTGGCTAGAACTAGGGTGGACGATTTGAAAAATAGACAATATCATGTTAGAGAAATGGAGGAGCTGTTTGAATGATTGAAACAACGATTTACAAATGTGAATATTGCGGCGCAGAATTTGATGATGAGTATGAGGCACATCTTCATGAATTTCAGTGCCGGTACAATAATGTAAAGAAACAGAATAATAGTACGTTGGGGTTTTATGGAAAAGATGGTGCTGAGCTTATCTATATTAACAGATTTGATGTTGGTTATATGGCGGCGTTTATAGTTGGAAATGATAGCGATGTGACATTTATTAAAGATTTATTTAAGTATCAAGGCTATGGAAATCCATTTCGCTCTATTGAAGATGAGAAAAATCCAAACTATTATGGACTATGGTATTTTGACCCAGATATACATTATGGTGAATGGGTGCGTGTAGATGACCAGATAAAAAGATGGACGGATATTAAAAATAAATTTGAAAAAGATGCTTGACAAATAAAATTTTATATGGTATAATCCAACTATCAAATAAATGGAGATAATGATTATGCTTGATACCTGTTTCAAAATTGGCGATTTCATTTGCCATGTAGATTGCTATAACCGTGAAACTGGATTGTGGGGATATAGCTGTGATGAAATCCCCGTCCTCAATGGTTGGGCTTGTGAAAATTTTATTGAAATGAATAAAATTTGTTCTTGACAAACAGTATTTCTTATGATATAATACAGATGTGGTTGAGAGATTGGGTAATCTCAATTACAGTTCTTCATTGTGAACCTCCTAGAATATAGTCCTGAGCATGACGATAAAAGGCTCACAGTATCGAGGGTTCGGACAGCGGTCTAGTCCACATGACTTATAATCGTGCTACAAGTGTTCAAATCACTTACCCTCGACCAGATAAAATAAAATAAAAGGAGCATTTACTATGGATTCAACATCGCCGCTAAAACGAATACGACAATATTGCTTGCAGTGTTCGGGAGATTCAACGAATGAAGTAAAGCATTGTCCAATCAAGTCTTGCCCGCTTTACGACTTGAGATTTGGCAAATCAGGTCGTACCCGCTCAATGACCGAAGAACAAAAGCAAGCTGCGGCTGAACGGCTCAAATTAGCTCGCCTGGTAAAGAAATCATTGACTAATAATGAAGAATTTTCAGATTAGTTGATTAAGTAGTATAAGTTGTAGGGTAAACGGTTTAGGAAAATTTATTGATTATTTATGATTAATTTTAGAGGAAGTAACTAATGGATATTGTGTTTATGTGTTTAGGTTTATTTGCGGCTGGTGTTTCTGTTGGTATGCTGATTGAAAAAATAATCCTTGACAAATGAAATCAAGTATGGTATAATTGAAAATGCAAAGATGATGGTGCTACGAAGTGTAATATGATTACACGGTTTGAATACTCTCGTTTAAGCTTAGTTTGATTGTCTAAGCTAAGTGATGCCTTCAGAAGCAGTAGTTAAATGGAGTTTGATGAACAGCCATCATTATATTATTACGCCAGATACAGTCTTGAATGTGAGAGTCCCAACGGCTGAAAGTGAACATCTAGTATTGGGTAGCATTCAAGCATATTGGGGAACGTGCGTAAGACAAATGAGATAAGCATAAATGGCGTAATTGCCTAATGCCAAGTAGGGCGCACCAGTCAATCTGTTCGGCATAATGAAAGGGATTGGGATTGACAACATCATTCACGAGCCGATGCTAGAAATAGCTATGGGGTAGGAAGTCGGCTTGAGATAATATATGCGGGATTGGTGTAATGGCAGCCACGGCAGACTCAAAATCTGTTGCCGTAAGGCGTAGGGATTCGACTTCCCTATCCCGCACCAGTGCCTATGCTTGATGATTGCTACGGGCGACGAAGCTTGTTGACGAATGAGCAGAAATAGGAATCATCTATGGGTATTATTGAGTGTACATTAGATAATACCCATACAATCTATCAAGTCAATATGCACATGAACATTGCGACTTGTCAAATTAAATTGAAATTAAAGTGAAAGGAATATCACAATGACTAAGAAAGAGCTAATCAAGTTTGTAGCAGATAGTACAGAGAATACGGTCAAGGACACAACTGAGATTGTAGACGCATTCATTGACTATATCAGACATAGCCTAATTCAGCATGAGGATGTGGTGATTCATGGCTTTGGCAAGTTCTCAACCAAGCTGCGCGATGCTCGTACTGCTCGTAATCCACAGACCGGTGAAACCATTGAAGTTCCTGCCAAGTATGCTCTGACTTTTAAGCCAACGAGTGTATTGAAGGCAGAAATCAATGAGTAAATAATCCTCCTGTTAAAATCCCTATGGTTGAAAGATTATAGGGATTTTTCTAAAAGAAAGAAGTGATGAGATGCAACATGTAGCAGAAACAGGTAATGTCAAACTTTATAATGGGGACAAGTTAATTGCTGAATTATATAATTGGTTTAGCTATGAAATTAAGCCAATGGAAATTACTCAACAAGATATATTTATGGATAATTTGAAACAAAGAAGATATAATATTAAACAAGACCCTGAAGATGGTAAGTGGTATTGGTTTGTCAACGGCGTTAAGAGCTGTGAGATATTTCCTCAAAATAATACTTGACAAATCGCCGCTATGGTGCTATACTTAAACCATCAAATGAAGGAGGTCGTAAGACCATGATGACGGCTGTATTGGTACTAATTGTCGTAAGCTGGTGCGCATGGATAATTATTCGTTCTATCTTTTGGCGAAATGATGAATACCTATCCACTGAAGAGCAAATTCAAGAAATGATGGATGAAACATCCATTGACAGCGAAACGCTATGGGCCATGTTTGAAAGACTGAGCTGAAAAAAGGAGCTTGACAAAAGCTCCGACCTATGTTATAATACCAATAGAAAAGAGGTAATGAACATGAAAGAAAAAGAGTTTACCGCCATTTTGATTATGCTCCAAGAGCAAGACAAAGAACTTGACCGAATTTTTGCGGTTCGGCAGGCGTACAAAGAACAGCTTCTCAAAGAGGGCGGCTATCAGCTTTACAATGACATGCACGATGCACTGTTTTCTGATGGTGAAAAGCATTGGGGGTTTTAACATGAAACTATTACAGTATTTCATGGCTTTTCTCATGTTCCTTGCGGGATTTGCCATTATTGACGCTAATGTAAATGGCGCTTTCAAACACAATGTTTTGGCGGGGTCTCTTGGCTATCTGCTTGTAATTTCCGCCGCAATAATTTTTCTGTAAAAAGGGCTTGACAAACAAGCCAAAAGGTGCTATAATTGAGGTACAAAGAAACGAAAGGAATTGATAAAAATGGATTTTAAAGAAATGACTGCGGGACAGGTATGTGGTACAATAGTCGGACAGGTGGCGTTCTGGTTCACTACTGCGGCTTTCATCTGGTGGGGTTGGAACATCTTTGCATGGCATTTCAATTTGCCTCAATTTGAATACATGGAAGTTTTTGCCATGCGTATGGCTTTGACTTGCATTATGAAAATTTTGTGGCAAAGAACTGAAAAAAAGGGTTAACAAAACCCCTTCCGCATGGTATAATAATACCAGAAGTTAAGGAAAGAGGTAATTAAAATGTTTACAAATGTCATGTTCTATGTTGGTTGGGCGGTTCTCGCTCTGCTTCCTCTGATGGTTGCGATTGTTGCTCCGCAAACTGTAAAAGGAAAAATCATTGCTTGCCTGTGCGTGCTGGCTGTCACTTGTGGGGTTGTGGCTCTGATTTACAAGGACGCCGAAAATGCTAATGATTGTTGGAATAATGGCATTTGTGAATGCGGCGGTACTTATGAACTCTCTGCGGCTTCTCAGCGTCACGCTTCTAAATCTTTCTATTACACTTGTGATAAATGCGGACATACAGAAGAATTTTCTTCACTAATGAAATAAGAGCTTGACAAACAAGCTCCATTGTGCTATACTTAAACCATCAAGTAAAGGAGCTGAATATTATGAATGAACTGTTTATTATGAGCCTCAAGGCAAAGCACCGTAGCGAAGGCACAATCAGAGAATATACCAAGGCGGTTAATAATTGCTTGAAGTATGTCAACAAGCCTGAATCTGAAATCAAGGCTATTGATCTTGAGATGTGGCAGTCCAGTATGAGTAATCTCAGCTCTGCATCTGTTGCTCAGAGAACGTCAGCTGTTCGTGAATATTTCAAATTCCTATATCGGAATGAGTTCATTCAGCGCAATCCGGCTGAGTTTCTTGAAGCTCCTGCTATCAAGAATCGTGAACAATCTGCGCTGACTGGTGAACAAGTAAGAGCCATGGTCAATGCCGCAACCAATTTGCGCAATAAGGCGATTATCATGATGCTTGCGCAAACTGGCTTGCGTATTCACGAATTGCTCAATATCACGCTTGAGCAGTATGAAAGCCGCAGTAATAATATCCTAGTCATTCGTGGTAAGGGCGATAAGGATAGATTGATTGGTTTGTCCGATGAGACGATCAAGCTGATTGATAGCTATATTACCAATGAACGCAAAAATGGTTGTGAATATCTATTTGTTGGCAATCAAGGCAATAAGATGGATGGCAAAAATACCAGCGCTATGCTCAAGGTGTGTGCTAGAAAAGCTGGTATTGAGAATTGGGAAGAATTGCACATCAGCAACCATACCATGCGCCGCACATTTGCTACCATGATGTCTGAGGCTGATGTGCCTATTGAGGTTATTAGTAAGGCGATGGGACACAGCTCGATTGCTATTACGGCAAACAGATATATTAAGCGCACTGAACAACGTGCAATTAACGCTATGAGCGTGATGAATTTTTAAGTTGAGGAGGGTATAACAATATCAAAGCGGCTAATATGTAGAAATACGATTTTTAAGCGTGGACTACGATATGCTATTGTAGAAAATTGGGATGATACAGATGATCTATGGATTTGTAGATATTTGCATACTAATGAAATTTTCTACGCATCTGACGCATATATTTACGATAATATTATCATATGATTTAAGGAGGACATAAACAATGATGTGGGATGATGTATTTAATAGTCTATATGATGAAATTATGAAAGAAAGGATGAAGAATAAGATGAAGCTAGAATACAAATTCTATGAAAAGAATCTAGCACCTAAGTGGCTAGAGGGCGATTATGACCTGCATATTAAGGGTAATCGTATGACGATGACAAGCAAGGATGGCAAGAAGGTTGAAACAAGATGCCATCCTGACGATGATTGGCGTTTGCAGGTTGGGCTTGATGAGCTAAAAGCAAAAATGAATGAAGTAAAGAAGCCAAGAGAAATTAAGGTCGGGGACAGAGTAGTGATTAACCATGTGAGAACTCGAGTGTGGACAGTTAAATATATTGATAAAACAAAGGACATTGCTCTTATCGACAATGCAAATTCTGATAAGCCGTGTGTTGTTGCATTGTCTAGCCTTGAGTTGGCAGATTGATATGACAGAAATGCACCATATAGGGAGGGGACATATGTCTGATAATGAGCTAAAAGATATTTTGAAGAAAGAGCTTGAACCTAAATTTCAAAGCTATTTTAATCAAGGTTTGATGGCTGGTTGGAATGCTTGTATTTGCGCAATAGATAAATCTATTTCCAACTTGACTTCTGCCAAAGCAATTAAAGAGCTGATCAAATCTAAAGTAAATGAGGTTAATGCTCGTAGTGAAAAGAGAGAATAATTTAACGCCATTATGGATTGCAGGAGGCGCAGTTCTATTTGTAAGTTCTCTGTTGCCTTTGTGCAGCTCAATTGTGGACTTGGTACAGTCAGCTATCAATGCAAAGATAAACCGCATGTCGCTTGAGCTAGAGCTTGATAAGGCAGAACATGAAGCGGCCGTTGAGAAAATTGCGCCTAGTCCTGCTATTACTCAAGCTATTGGATTCCAAGTAAGCGAACCTGATTATGAGGAGGAATATGAATGAGCCGTAGACCTCAAATGCTTATGGAAATTCCATGTATGCGTTGTGATTATCAATCTGATTGCGACAAATATGTAAAAATTGACCCACGCATGACAGCACAGAGAGATAAAATGTGGAATGACGCTGATTTGAATTGTATGGATTGTGTGCTGAGAAATGTATTAAAGATGAGGAAGGATGACGTGAATGGTATCAGGTAACGGCACCGCCAAGCCATATCTCAAGTGTATTGGTGCATCTGCTGTTGGAGTAACACAATCATGCTATCTTGTTCGTTTTCAAAAATATTGCATCATGCTAGATTGTGGTATTTACCAAGAGAGTGATATTCTTACTAACTATAGACAGAACCAGTCATTGCTTAAAAAAATTAAACCAAGGGAGGTAGATTGGCTCATTCTACATGAAGCTCATGCAGATCACACCTGTCTTGTTCCTGCATTATATGCTAAAGGATGCCAAACTCATATCATATGCCCAAAAGGAACTACGGCTTATCTCAAAGTATTGTGGGAAGATTCTTGTAAGATTATGACACAAGATTGTCAAAAGATTACAAACAAACACGGCATTAAAGTTGCTCCGTTATATACTCCTGATGATATTGCGACAGCTTTAAGCAGGTGTATTGAAGTTAACCCACTAACTCAATATAATCTAACGTCAAATATTACTTTAACATATTATCCAGCTAATCATATTATCAATTCATGCCAATTATCACTTGCTATTACACAAGGTTATCAGTGCAAGGTATTGAACTTTACTGGGGACATTGGCGGCAAAACGCCACAATTCTATCTTGAACCAAGAGTCAATTTGCCGTTTTGTGATATGTTGCTTGGTGAAAATACATATAACGCTATTGGGCGAAATAACAAACCATATGATAGGCAGAAAGATTTAGAGAAAATTGTAGCTGTGTTAAATCAGTCCAAGAGAACATTATTCCCTGTATTTGCATTGGGAAGATGCCAAAGTATCTTAACCGTGTTGTATCAACTATGGAAAGATAAAAAGATTCCAAATGATATTAAAGTATATGTAGATTCACCTATGGCGCAAAAAATATGCGCATTGTATCCAGACGATGATGAATTATGGAATGAGGTGTATCATTGGGAAAGGTTACAATTCGTGCCTGACCATGCTGCTACATTGACGCTACAAAATACAAAACCGACCAATCCTATGGTGGTGCTTAGCTCGGCAGGTATGCTATCCGGAGGAAAAAGCGTGTCATGGGCAAAGGCTTTATTGCCAGATCATAATGCTCATATCATATTCTGTGGTTATAGTTCTGACAATACACTTGCTTCTAAGATTAGATTCGGAGAGAACAAGATTAACATTGAGAGGGATGTAGTCGAGAACAATGCTAATATCACAGAGCTTGTGTCGTTCTCGTCTCATGCTTCTCGTGATGAGTTAATTGATTACTATGCAAATACATTGCGTTTCAACAAACTCTGTTTAGTACATGGTAACTATGAGAATAAAGTAGAATTTGCCAATACACTACAAGACGAGCTAATCAAACAAGGTAAATCAAGTAGGGTTGTAGCAGTAAATCAAGACCAGAGGATATTCATATGAATGATGAAGAAATTAGAACCGTCAAATCTCTACAAGATGGTGGCACATATATTGTTAGATTTAACGAGAATTTAAGTTGTAAGCAAGTTAATATGCTATTGTCAGAACTGCGGCTTCACTTAGTAGGACGAAATGTTAGAATATTACCTGAAATGCCACAATATTTTGAATTTGTTAGAGAACCTGTAGAAAAAATTAAATAAACACTCTTGACAACCGCTCCAATCTATGATATAATCCAAGTATCAAATGAAGGGGGCGGTTGTTGTTATGACTACTGAAAAATTGTATGACATTATCAAATCTTGGAGCATTAAGATTCACGATGAAGGATTTCTTATGATGGAGAATGAAATGCTGGACGTTCTCAAATCTCTTGAATCTGATATGCTTCTTGAGCAATCTAAGAAATCTGGTACTAAGTCGATTGTGACTGCGGCAAATCGTATCCTCAAGAACGCTGAATCTCGCAAGCGTCCTGTGCTTGAAGGCATGTTCGAGAACAAAGATAAATACGGTGAAACAAAATATTGTGTATGCGATGGTTTTGTAGCTATTAGATTCAATGAAAAGCAGCTTCTACCTGAAATTGATGAAAAATATCATGGACAGGAAATGCAACTTGAATATATTGTTAGAAAGCCTGATTTTGGAAAAGAAATTACCCTTCCTGATATTGGCAAACTCAAGGTATATATCAAGACACATAAAATCAAGGAAAAGAATAATCCTAAGAAGGTAGCTGATTATCTGCTCAATGAGGAATTGAATCTTTGGGTCAATCCGCAGTATTTGCTTAATGCTATGGAATGTCTGCCTGATTGTAAGGCGTATGCAGCAAATAGAATCAGCCCGATTTATCTCAAGACTGAAAATAGTGATGGTGTGGTTATGCCGGTGAAACATAAATGATGAACGAAAATTATACAATCCTTCATATCCATTCTATGCTATCTAATGGCGTAACCAATATAGATTCTGTAACACGATATGACCAATATATAGACCGCGCCGCAGAGCTAGGAATGAAGGCAATGGCGTTTTCTGAGCATGGTTCTGTATTTCAATGGGTAAAGAAGAAATTGCATACAGAAGAAATGGGTATGAAATATATCCACGCTCAGGAATTTTATCTAACTCAGACCCTATCAGAAAAAATCCGTGATAATTACCACTGTCTGTTAATTGCTAAAAATTATGATGGCGTATTAGAGCTGAACAGGTTATCAAGTAAGGCATTTAATCGTGACGATAATTCATTCTATTATGTGCCACGAATTACGATTGAGGATGTAAAGAATGTCAGTGATAATATCATTGTATCTACGGCTTGTCTTGGCGGCGTATTAAACAAAGCGCCAGATGATGTCCGATGGGATTTTTACCATTGGTTATGTGAACACAAAGACAGATGTTTTCTTGAGATTCAGCCTCATCTTGACCCCGCTCAAAAGAGTTATAACAATACATTATGGGCGCTATCTAAACAAAGCGGTTTGCGGCTATTGATGTGTACTGATACTCATGCGCTCAATTCTACTCATGTAGATGGGCGCAAAATTCTACAAAAAGCCAAGAATATTCATTTTGACGGTGAAGATAAATTTCATCTTGAAATGATGAGTTATGATGAGTTGGTGCAATTATGCCGTATGCAGGACGCGCTGCCTATAGATGTGTACTTGGATGCTATTGAGATGACGAATACTGTAGCTGATATGATTGAGCCGTTCGAGCTTGATTATAGCTATAAGTATCCGCATCTATGGGGCGATGATAGCGAGGCTGTTCTTAGAGCTAAGATCGCAGATGGTATTGTGTGGCGCGGTGTTGACAAGCTGCCTAATTATCAAGAATACATAGACCGCATTGAATACGAGATGAAAGCATATGTCCATAATGGCGCGATTGACTTTATGCTGCTCATGGAGGACATTATAGCATGGTGCAAGACGCAGGACATTCTTGTAGGATATGGGCGCGGTTCATGCAACGGTTCAGTCATTGCTTATCTGCTTGGTATTACTGAGATGGATAGCATCAAGCATGGGCTTAATTTTGAGCGATTCATGAATACGGAGCGCGTATCGCTGTCGGATATTGATACAGATTTTCCTCCTAGCAGAATCAACGAGGTCAAGCAATATATATTTAACAAGCATGGGTTGTATTGTTCTGATATTGTCACATTTAATACGATTGCTTTAAAAGGCGCTATTCGTGATGTTGGCAGAGCGTTGGAAATGCCACTTGATGAAGTGGGGCAAATATGTAATGCCGTAGAACAAGACGAGGACAAATGCCGTGTTAAATATCCGGAGCTATTCAAATATGTCGATATTGTAAATGGTTGCGTTGTTTCAGTTGGCAACCATCCTTGCGGCTTAGTTGTATCACCTCATTCTATTGATGACCGTATGGGATTATTTACTACGTCAACAGATGATGTACCAATCAGCCAAATCAATATGAAAGAGGTTGATTTACAGAATTATGTCAAGCTAGATTTGCTCAAGCTTGATACCATTGAACTAATCAATGAGACGTGTAAATTAGCTGGCATTGAGCGTCTAACGCCTGACAATGTTGATATAAATGACAAAGCCGTATGGGATAGTATCAGAGATGATACTACGGCTATCTTCCAGTGGGAAGGCACAACTGGTGATAGATATATCAAGCAGCTCTTATCTGAGTCTAATATTCAGAAATTTAAGGCGTTGAATCCAAACATTGACTATATGACATTGCTATCAATCGGTAATGGCGCAATTCGTCCTGCCGGTGCATCATATCGTGATGACCTTGCTAATGGCGTTATCCGTAAATCTGGAAATGCGGCGATTGATGAATTTATGAAGCCGACATTTGGCTACCTTGTATTCCAGTGTCAAATCATTCAATTCTTACATGAATATTGTGGTTATACTATGGGCGAAGCCGATGTTGTGCGCCGCCATTTTGCTAAAAAGACTGGTACAGATAAGGATATACCGCAAATCAAGGCTGGTTTTGCTAAAACAATGGCAGAGCGACACAATATGAACCAAAACGAATCAGATAAGGTCATAGCTGATTTTATCCAAGTTATTATTGATGCTAGCAATTATCTATTCTCTCTAAATCATAGTCAGCCATATAGCTATGAGGGATATGTGTCAGGTTGGCTCAGATACCATTATCCACTTCAATTCCTTACAGTTGCTATGAATATCAATCAAGGCAAAGAGGAAAAGACAGCGGCATTAACGGCATATGCTCATAAGGTCGGCATTAAAATAAAATCTCCTAAATTCCGTCATTCTCGCTCAGATTATTTTTGTGATGCAGATGAAAATACAATCTATAAGGGGCTTGGCTCAATCAAGTATATGAGCGCCGATGTAGCTGAGGCATTATATGGTATGCGTGATATGCGGTTCAAGAATTTTATTGATGTGCTATTCGCCATCCAACAGCTTGAAGCAAAGCCAGATGCGCGACAACTTGACATTTTGGTTAAGATTGGTTATTTTACAGAATTTGGCCCAGCTAAGGCACTATTGTTAGGTATTGAGATTTTTAATAAATTTTCAAAATGCAAGACAATTAAGCTTGACAAATGGGCTGAAATGGGTTATAATGTAGATATGCTCAAGCCATATGCTGGTAAGCTAACAGAGAAAACAGCTAGTCAGCTTGATAATCGCGGCATTATCCTAGCAATTCTGCGCTCAATGAAAATGCCTAAAACGACCGTTGTTGACAAGCTGAAATGGCAGATAGAGCTATTAGGATATGTAGATGGCAATGACCCAAATTCAGACCCTAATGATTGGCTAGTGCTAGACGTCAAGACAACAGGATATGGTACGGTTTATGTAAAAATTTATAATTTGTGCTTTGGTGTTGAAAGAACACATAAAGTAAATCGACAATATTATAGTAAGAATACAATAAACGTTGGCGATTGTATTAAAGCCGTCATTCAAGAAAAAGATAAGTATAAAAAAAGTGAAGATGGTGAGTGGGTAAAAACAGGAGAAAAAGAAAATATTATAAAATGTTGGAAAATACTTGACAAGTAAACAATTTTATGGTATAATATAAGAAAGGTTAATAGAGGGTAGCTAACTTCTATTATTTAGGAGAGTTGCTTATACCAACTCTCCACTTTTAATATTTCTTGTATAAGGAGAATATATACATATGGAAGAAAAAGAAATTTGGAAAGATGTGGTTGGATATGAAGGATTGTATGAAGTAAGTAATTTTGGTAATGTACGGAGTTTGTTTCGATATAAGAAAAAATTAAAGTGGAATATATGTAACAATAGATATGCAACTGTTCAGCTTTTTAAGAACAAAGTTGGTAAAAGATTATTGGTTCATCGTCTTGTAGCAGAAGCATTTTTATCAAATCCAGAAAACCTTCCGATTGTTAACCATAAAGACGAAAACAAATTAAACAATTATGTAAACAACCTAGAATGGTGTACACAAGGATATAATTTATCTTATAATCAAGGACATAAGAAAAGAGCTGAACGTAAAAGATGGTTCTATGATGAATTGAGCATAAAATTCAAAGAAAATAATCCCGCTATAAAAATACCAGTTATTCAAATGAATTTGGACGGAGAAATTATAAGAGAGTGGGAAAGCATTAAAGAAGCCATAGAAACACTTGGATATAAATCAAATCATATTTGTGAATGTTGTAAAAATAAAAGAAAAACATCTAATGGATTTAGATGGAAATATAAGGAGGAAATTTAATTGGGGTAGCAGTTCTTATTTTAGGTGAAAGTGGCTCTGGCAAATCAGCGTCACTTAGAAATTTCAAGCAAGAGGATGTTGGCATCCTAAATGTGGCATCAAAGCCATTACCATTCAGAAATGTAAATAAGTTACAGAGTATGAACAAGGCCACATATACCAGTATCAAAGGCGCAGTATGTAGTGGCAAAAAGCTAAGTTGGGTCGTAGATGACGCTCAGTATCTTATGGCATTTGAGAGTTTTGACAAGGTAAATGAAGTCGGATATGGCAAGTTTACCACGATGGCTAAGAACTACGAGGAAATGTTGCGCACGGTTCAGGAAGATACAAGTCCGGATACGATTGTATATATCATGCAGCATATTGATACTGATGAAAACGGTAAGGTAAAGGCTAAGACTCTTGGTAAGATGCTAGACCAGCAGCTCACAGTAGAGGGGCTGTTTAGTATTGTCCTGCTATGTAAAGCAGATGAGCGCAAGCATTATTTTATTACACAGTCTGACGGCTCGAATCCATGCAAGTCGCCAATGGGGATGTTTGATTCTCTTGAGATTGATAACGATCTAAAGATGGTTGATGATACAATCAGAGAATATTATGGGCTAAAGAAGGCAAGTACGCCAAAGGCTAAATCTACTACTACAGCTAAAAAAGCTGAGTAAAATATAAACAAACTGAAAAATAATGTGAGGTATGTAAAGTATGAAAAAGATTGCTAATTTTGATAAGATTCAGGAAAATGGTGGCGGGTTTAAGAGAATCCCTGATGGCGCTTACATTGTAGGGATTAAGAAAGTAACCGATAACCCAGACAAAAGCTATTTAAGAATGGAACTGGACGTGTGCAAGGGCGAGTACAAAAATTGGTATCAGAAGCTATACGATGCAGACAAGCGTGAAACAAAGTATTGGCCTCGTGATGGGGTTCTAGTACGCAGCTACTCAGATAAAGCGCTTCCTTTCTTTAAGGGGTTTATTACAAGCGTAACTAAGTCGAATAAGAATTTTAATTGGGAGTGGGACGAACAGAAGCTAGTTAATAAGGTGTTCGGAGTCGTTATTGGAACCGAAGAATATGAGCGGCAGAATGGCGGTATTGGTAAGCGCCCATATATTGCATCTGTTCATAGTGTTGAAACTATTGAAAAGGGCGAATATGAGATTCCTGCACTAAAGGAGCTAACCACCACTAAGACTACAACTGCTCCTGCTAATGACCCAATCCCTGATTTTGGTGATGTGTTCAATACTACGCCTACTGATACGCCGACTCCTGCTGAATCAGAAAATCCTTGGGATGATTCCGATGAAAATAATCCATTCATGTAATCTATAAAAATATTAAAGGCGGGGCTTGACAATCCCGCCTTTTTATTATATAATATAACCATCAAATAAACGGAGGATACGCAATATGACAGTGTGGGATGTATTTATGGAACTACCTCATAATATTCAAATGATGGTTGTTTGCAAAGGGTTTGTTGTTTGTAGAAATTTTGGAAAGCTCAAAGACGATAGATGGGATTGGATTGATAATGTGCAAGCTAAAAACGTATATCAAGATAACGGAATGGTGGTGTGTGAGATTTGAACGTTGGTATTATTGACGCTGAAATTATCGGGCAAACTAAACATAGATTCCCGAATCTTGCTTGCATGAAAATATCGTCATGGTATAAATCGCAAAGAGACAATGTTAGGTTGTGTTTATCATATGAAGATATTGAACGATTTGACAAAGTGTTTATTTCTAAAGTTTTTGTCAAGACAGATATTCCTATGGAGGACAAATCAATAGAAAAAACTGAGTCAAATTGTGCAGAATATTATGCCAACAATCCATTCTTAAAAAACCCAAAAATAGAATATGGCGGAACTGGATTTTTCTACGAGAAAGCACCAAAACTTCCTAATAATATAGAGCATTGTATCCCGGATTATCATTTGTACGATGAATGGGTTGCAAATTGTATTGCTAATGGTGTAAAGCAAAAAGAATTTGTTTATTACACCGATTACTCTATTGGGTTCTTGACGAGAGGCTGTTTCCGTCAATGTCAGTTTTGTGTTAATAAGATATACAATAAATGCTGTGCGCATTCTGCATTAGATGAATTTATAGACATATCACGTCCTAAATTATGTTTTCTTGACGATAATTTCTTTGCTTGTCCTGACTGGCGTAATATTATAAATTCTGTAAAATCAACTGGTAGACGGTTTCAATTCAAACAAGGGCTCGATGAAAGATTGCTCACCAAAGAAAAAATAGAAGAAATTCAAACGTGGAAATATGATAGTGATCTTATCTTCGCTTTTGATAATATTGAGGATAAAGACTTAATTAAATCTAAACTAAATTTAATATATTCAACTTGCCCTAATTGGAAAAAACAAATGAAATTTTATTGCTTTTGTGGCTTTGATAGAGAAAATCGGTATGATGATGATTTTTGGCTCAATGATATATTTGACCTATTTGAACGCATTTTCATTCTATCTAAATATTCTGCTTTTCCATATGTCATGAGACATGAAAATTATAAAAAATCTCCATACAGAGGGCTATATGATGCTATTGCGGCATGGTGCAATCAACCATCTTTTTTCAAAACATTTACATTTGAAGAATTTTGTAAATGTAGAGGAATGAAGGCTGATGGCTATAAAAAGTATAAAAAGAATATAACAGGGTATCTTGCAGAATATGGCGAAACAGCAAGAGGTGCTTCGTGGAAATATTATGATGAGTTCGTCTCAAAAAATGGAGACAGTGATTATTTTCATTTAATCCCAAAAGATATGGCGACTTTTGGTATATGGTCTAAAAAATGAATAGATTTCTATGTGTAGCTCAACTGCAAGAGCTGCGAATTGACATATATCAGACTCATATGAAAATCAAATTCAGCGTCATCGCCAACAATCAATGTCTCACCATGAGCCAAACATTAAGCCGCAAATGGAATGAGTCGCAAATCAAATCATGGCTTAATATGGCGCAATATATCCACCCACGAATAGACAGCTATATATACCTCAAAAATAAACATTATTATACAATGAAAAAATCTGATATGCCTACTAGGCTATTGGTATCAGGCAATATCAATGAATGGAAAAAATCATTGTATTATAATGTACAATATTGCCGCATAGTTGAAGATAATGCGCCTGATAACATGAATATAGAAATGGATGGACAATGGATTGATTCAAGCAGATTCTTGAATATATGCGGCGATTCGCCTAGGGTGTTTAATATCAAACGTCCTGACGGCTGTGAAGGCTGTATATGCCGATTGCATCTTGAATATGATGCAGGATATAGCATAGAGAAAAATCGGGTTATAACGCATCCTAGCGGTCTTAGTGTGGTTGATTGTAAGCGAACAGATGTGGCTATGAGCCAAGAAGAAATTGATAAGTGGATGTTAGAATATGAGATAATTTCTTCTTGACAACCTCCTATTTCTATGCTATAATTAAGTCAACAAATGAAACGGGAGGTTGTTTTATGAGCAAGTCATCTAAAATTAAATGCCGCCAATGCGGTAAATCAAGGACAAAACAAGATGCAATCGAATATAAGCCTAAATTCTATTTCTGCTGTGAGCAATGTAAGCAAGATTACATCAATGCTCATACCGCTAAGCCCAAGACAGAATCAAAAGATGATAGGCGCAAGTTGCTAGATTATATACGCCAAATTGCCCCTGATGCTAATATGCGGCTTGTGGGCATACAGCTTGCTCAGTTAATGAAAGATAATCCTGATATGACATATGGTGGTATTGCTTATACTATCAGATATATTCATAAAGAGCAAGGATTAGATATATCTAAATCGCCGCTTGGACTGGTCAAATATAAATATGATGAATGTAAAAAATATTATGCTTGGTTAAATCAGGTAAAACAAAATATACAACAATGGCAAGCTGAAGATGGGGTTGAGACGATTGTGAAAAGAAATGATGAGGAGAATGTGTTTGGATAATGCTCTATGACCAAAATTCTGTTAGGTTACTATTAGGTTGTTTGCTAATCAAGCCTTCTCTTGCTATTTCTGATAAGTACCCATTGAGTCGTGAAGATTTCACGGTCGATTTTCACCTCAGATTGTGGCAGGGCTGTGTCGCTTTGGCTAAGCGTGGAGCTGAGTCTATATCAGCACTAGACCTCTATATGCTATGTAAGAACAACAAAAGGGTAGAGGATATATTCAAGCTGAATCAACTAGACGATTTCATTGATACAGTCAAGCAGCTTGCCAATGTTGGGAACTTTGAGGTCTATTACAACAACACGCGACGAGCTACATTGCTTCGCTCATACAAGACAGTTGGATACAACATAGATAAATTTGAACAAGATAATAAAGCGACAATAGAGGACATAGTACAATATTTTGACGCACAGCAGATAGCTATAAAAAAGCAATTCTACAAAGATAAAGATATAGATGAGCTAAAAGCTGGCGACGGATTTGAAGCGATTAAAGAGGGCTTTAAGGCAGAGCCGCTATTCGGCGCAACGACCTTTAGCGAATATTTGAACACAGCTGCTAGAGGTTGGATTCCGGGACAGCTATCTATCTATTCAGTCGGCTCAGGTGTAGGCAAGTCAACTATTGGCTTGGCTAATCTTGTGCAAGTATGTTGTCCTAGAATCTATGACATAAACAAGGGGCAATATATAGATAATCCATGTTATCAGCATAAGGCTGGTCTATATCTCCAATTTGAGATGGCTGGGGATACTGAAATCACGCCTAAGATTGTGGCTACAATTAGCGGCGTGCCATGCTTTAGTATCTTAAATGGGCGATATGAGGAAGGCGAAGAAGAACGTGTAGATGAGGCTATTAAAATCTTGCATGAATCTAAGCTATATATCGTCACTATGCCTAATTATACGGTTGATTTGATTGAATCGTATGTAAAGGATTATGTGGTAAACAAAAATGTAGGCTATCTTTGTTATGATTACATTGTTGAATCATCATCTGTATCAAGCGATTTGGCTAAAAAGAATGGCGTGTCTACTCGTTCAGATCAAGTGCTATCTGGTATAGCAAGTAAGCTCAAGGATTTAGCTGTTGAATATAATATTGCTGTCTTGACATTTACTCAGGTTAATGCTAATGCCATGACTCAGGAGATTATGGATAGCGGCGTTGCAGCTGGTTCAAGAGCAATTCAGAACAAGGCTGATGTGGCTGGCGTAATCATGCCGTTGCGTCGTAAAGAGCAAGAAATAGCTGATATGATGATGGAGAAATATCCTAATAAAGTAAAGCCGAATCGTGTATTATCATGTTATAAGATGCGCTTCTCACAGGTTGAACAGGGCATTAAGATATATTTCCATCTTGATTTGAATACAGGTCGAACAAAGGATTGTTTTGTAACTACTAAATTTGATAACCCCTATCAGCTTCAACGAACACGATTGGTATATGCTAAATGATCGACATCCAATCTCTCAAATCCCAATTAACCGATGACCGCATTATAGAGCTAATGGATGCTATGGGTGCTCCATTGATGAAGGCTGATAGTAATAATCTGATATTCCCAAGTATATGCCATCATGGGGATGATTGCCAAGCTCATAAGCCGCGCCTTTATTACTACATTGAATCTCAAAACTGGTTTTGTTTTGTATGTCATTTTTCAGGTGACACTATATCTCTAGTTCAGCATGTTAAGCATATTGACTTTAATCAAGCTGTATCATATATCTGCTCTGTCTTGCATCTACAAGTGGGGCAAATAGAGCAAGATGAGCAGATTGATAATTGGTCTGAATTGCGTAGATTTCTACCTAATGCCGATCCAGAGCCAGATAAACTTTTGACATATGACAAGTCTATATTATCTCTATTTGACCATTTATATCCGCAAGAATGGCTGGATTACGGCATTTCAGCAGATACACTTGATAAATTTGGTATAGGCTGGTATGCGCGTCAGGCGTGTATTTCCATACCTGTTGTGTTTAATGGACAACTAGTAGGCGTAAGGGGGAGATATACAAGAGAGCAGGATATAGTTAAAGGCAAATATAGACCAATATGCACATTAGATGGGACAGTATTAAAATTCCCAAGCGGTCAACTATTTTATGCCTATGATCAAAATAAGGACATAATCAGCAAGTGTAAGAGCGTTATATTATTTGAAGCTGAGAAATCTTGCTTAAAAGCTGCATCAAAAGGAATAAATAATACATTGGCTGTATTTGGGTCAAATGTGTCTAAGCAACATATACAATTGTTGTTAGAGCTTGGTGTAAATGAAGTAACGATTGGTTTTGATTCAGATTTTATTGATACCAAAGGTGAAGATTTTAGATTTTTCGTAGCAAAGATAAAAAAGATTGCGCGTCGCCTCACTCCATATTTCACAGTATTTTGTGCCTACAACAATCAAGGATATGATGGATATAAATACAGTCCAATGGATTTCACGGACGAGCAAATGAAAAAAATTTTTGAAAATCGTGTAAAAATATCTTGACAAATATATGAGATTGTGGTATAATTAGGATAGAGGTAGGGTAAGGTGTACAACTTATTCCTTTTAGAAGCGTAGGGCCTACTCTCTGCGCTTTACTCTATATAAAAATCTTTTGGTAGGAAAGGATAATAAAATCATGTCAAAAGCAAAAGGCGTATGCTATAATCCAACTCCAATAGGGGAACGGTTTGGTAGGCTGGTTGTTATTGGGGATGACGGTTGGTATGAATCCCCATCAGGAAAGAGCCGTGCAAGATTGGTTAGATGTAAATGTGACTGTGGCAAAGAGATAACAGTAAGACTACCATATCTTAAAAACGGGAAAACAACATCGTGTGGATGTTATAAAATTGATAAATTTGTTGAAATCAATAAAAAATACAATCAGTTTGATATTCAAGATGATGTTTGTGTTGGATATTGTGAAAATGGAACACGATTTATTTTTGACATACAAGATTATGATACGGTTAAAAATCTTTATTGGAATGTAACGTCGGACGGATATATAGCGACGCATAGCATTGATAAAAATAAAAGAATATCGTTACATAGATTTTTGATGAATGCGCCACAAGATAAATTCGTAGACCATATAAATGGCGACAAGCTAGATAATAGAAGAAACAATTTGAGAATTTGTACGCCATCTCAAAATTGTATGAATCGTCACAATTCAATAACAAACAAATGTGGCAAGATAGGAATAACGTATAGGGCTTATAAAGACAGATATGAGGCATATATTTTCGTCAACAAAAAGAATATATATCTTGGATGTTATAAGAATTTGCAAGATGCAATAAATGCAAGAGTTAAAGCGGAATTAAAATATTATGGTGAATTTGCTGCTTCTGCAAATGCAATATGATGGACCTACCATATGAGCAAGCTATGAAATTATGGGAAAGTAGGGTAAGAGTATGAGAACAGAAAAAAGGGTATTAGACCCATGTTGCGGAAGTAAGATGTTCTGGTTTGATAAAAATAATCCAGATGTTGAATTTTGTGATTGTAGAGAGTTAAATGCTAATCTATGTGATGGGCGCAAACTAATTATCAAACCAGACATTATTACTGATTTTACTAATTTACCATTTGATGATAATACTTTTTGGCACGTTGTATTTGACCCTCCACACATGATTACACTTGGAGAAAATTCATGGATGGCAAAGAAATATGGTGTACTTAAAGAGGATTGGGAAAAGACGCTACACGAGGGATTCTCTGAATGTATGAGGGTCTTAAAGCCAAATGGAACGCTAATTTTCAAATGGAACGAAACGGACATTCCTGTATCAAAAATAATTCGAGTTATTGGATACGAGCCAATGTACGGACATAAATCTGGTAAATTGCAGAAAACACATTGGATGGCATTTATGAAAGAGAGATAATGTTATGAAAAGCGAATGTAAATATGCACATGAATGCCGGTATCAACGATATGTGGATGGCAAAGAGCGCACTGTAGTTAGGATAGAATGTTGGGCTACTAAAGAGCCATTTGAATGTACTGAGCAATGCAGAGAAAATATGGTAAATATAAGCCACTATATGAAACAAGGCTAAAATGGAAACACAGATATAATACAAATGGCTCATGGTATAGTGTTTGTGCTAGATGTGGTTATCACTATGAGCTAGTTGAGGCTAATTATTGTCCTCGTTGCGGCTATGAATATAAGCCTTGGGATGGCACAATTTTTAGGTAAAAAATAATACTTGACAAATCAATGTTTTTGTGCTATTCTATATTTAAGCCAACCGGCTAATATATATTTGGAGGATTATAATATGAAGAAAATCACGCTCAATGTCATGGAAGTAGAGGAGGCTTTTATGTTGTTTAAGGACGATCCTCATCTCAGAGATGAATATAAGGATGTTGAATCGTTCAAGAATGCTCGAATTGATGATATTGATTCTATGGTAGAATTTCTCAATCGAGACGCAGAGGACGTCAGGATGCTTACAGAAAACGAAACTGATTTTCTTGGGCTTGACCATGGTGGTCTGTATTATATTAGTACTTGGGATAATGAATATGTGCTAGTTGAAGAAATTTGATAATTTAATACTTGACAAATCAACCTCTTTATGATATAATCACTATATCAATAATAAGGAGGTTGATTTTATATTAAAATTCATCCACTACTTAATTCCCTTAATGAAGCCACATTTTTAAGGGAATATTTATCCGCTTGTGGTATAGATGATATTGACTCATATCTAAATCCAGATAAGATTGAATATCAATCGCCTGATATGTACAAGAATATGGATGTGGCTGTTGATATGTTCAAGTATGCTAATGACGATATTCAAATTGGCATCGTTGCCGATTCTGACGGAGATGGCAACTTATCAGCGGCAATCGCATATTTGCTATGTAAAGAATTTGGAAAGAAAGAACCAGTAGTACTATTCCATTCTGGAAAGCAGCATGGTATACAAGACCTGATGCAAGATATTATTGATGCGCATATTGATTTTCTTATCTTGCCTGATTCAAGCTCTAATGAAAATGACGCTTGTTTAGAGCTGGAACAGCATAAATGCACTTGTCTTGTTCTTGACCACCATATCATTGAGCGAAAGAATCAACACGCCGTTGTAGTCAACCCGTATCGAGCCGACAATGCGCCGAATATCAATAAAGACATTAGTGGTACAGGTGTTGTAGAAAAATTTGCTTGTGCGCTTGGCTCGACTCAATCTTTCAAGGATTTAGTAGCTGTTAGCCTAATCTCTGATATTTGCAGCTTACGTTCACTTGAGAACCGTAAGTATGTATATGACGGATTAACTAATCCAACTAATCCATTCATCAAATACTGCTTAGAGCATTGTTGCAATCGTGGCGTTAATCCAGAGGGTGTGGCATTTGGTATTGCGCCTCTTGCCAATGCGCTTGCTCGTAGTGATGACCAGTCTACTAAGCGGTTATTCTTTGATGCGCTGATTGGTAAGATTGAGCCAGAAGCCGCCGTAAAGGCTATGAAAGCCGTAAAGTCCAAACAGGATTATCAAGTCAAGAAGGTTGTAGATAAGCTATCAGATGGGCTTGATACGTCTCATAAGGTTATTATCGGCTTTGGTGAACCTGAGAATAAATCCTATTTAGGGCTTGTAGCCAATAAATTTTGTGGGAAATATAATAAGCCCACATTCCTGCTGAGAGAACTAAACAGTACAACATGGTCTGGCTCGATGCGTAGTCCTATTGATTTGCTTGAAATTATCAATAAATCAGGATTAGCTAAATGTCAAGGACATGATGCGGCAGCTGGTATCACAGTAAAAAAGTCCAATCTCAAGCGATTTGCGCGATTCTTAGATGGACTTGATTTGGACGTAGAGCCAGATATTGAGGTGGCGGCTCAGATCGCGCCTAATAATATTACACGCAATCTTGCAAATGTGTGTGTAGAAAATAATATCCTATGGGGTCAAGGTGTGCCAAGTCCGTTATTCCATCTAACCCTGCCTTCTCCTCAAATCTATGTATATCGTAATCGCTCAACTACTGTTAAGCTAATTCAGGATGGCATTGAATTCATTAAATTCTTTGTTAGTAATGAAGAAGCAAACCAATTTGAATCAGCACAGGGCAAATCCATAGAGGTAGTAGTATCGCTTGGGTTGAACGAATATAATGGGCAGATTAAGCCACAAGCAATCATTGAACGATATGAGATTGTTGATAAACCAAATGAAAATGAAATTGATTGGAGTGAATATTTTAATTGATTTATTTAGATTATGCTGCAACTAATCCGTTCACTAAATATCCATGTAGTAAATACGGCTCGTTTCTAAACTCTAATGCCAATTATGCTTATAAGGAACAGAAATTGCTTGATGATTGTGCAAATAGGGTAAAGGCGGCTATTGGTGCTAAGAGCGGCAAGGTTGTATTTGGTGGCACAAGTAGTCAGATGGTTGAGAATTTGATGAATTGGGAAGTCAATGGTAAGCGCAGATTCACAGAGTATGTTATTGGCTCGACATATGAACATGATTCGTTCGACCGATTCTTAGTAACAAGAGTAGCCAATATAATTCAACTTAAGGATGCTCTAACTAAGAATAGAGGATATAGAGGATATAGAGGATGTGTCATCTGGCAAGGGGTCAATAATATCACAGGTGAAATTTTCCATATTGAGCAAATCGGCACAATCTGTCATGGATTCCATTCATTCTATATTTGCGATATGACCGCTATGATTGGCAAAGCTCCAATTCCAGCCAATATTGACCAATGGTGCGACTGTGCTATTTGGAGTGGACACAAGCTTGGTACTGAGGGCGGCATTGGTGCTATGTGGTTATCTGATAAACTCAATGATTGTCTTGGTGATTTCAAGCTGCATGGTACGCCTAATCTTGTTGGTGCGATGGCTATTGTTGATGCTACTGAAGATGCTTGTAAGAACGCAGAGGAGCATGAGGCAAGAGCATATGAACTATACCGATATATGCTTGATAAATTCACTGATAATGATATTCACGGTGCTGTTGTCAATAATGCGTTGAAACCAGATAAGTCGAATGCAAATGAACCAGCACGTAGCGTGTCTGCTATCAACGCTATTATGTTTGATGATATTAACGCTGACAGCTTACAGCAATATCTAGCATCTAAGCAAATCTATATTGGTATTGGCGGTTCTACCTGTTCAAGTCTACATGATTTCAGAGTGCTCAATGCTTGTGGCTTAGCTAATGATGAAGCAAGTCGTGTTGTTAGAGTGTCTTTTGGAGAAAATACAACATGTGAGGGCATTGATGAATTTGTGAACGCGGTCGTTGAATATAAGGAGAAATTTGTGAAATGAATCATACAAAGGAAGATTTGAAAGAGCTACAATCCAAATCTCTTGAAGAAAAGATTCAGATTAGTACGGCTCGTATTATTGAATGGTATGAACATTGGGATGGAAAGGTCGCAGTTTCTTTTAGTAGAGGCAAAGACAGTACGGTCTTGCTTGATTTAGTGCGGAATGTATATCCTGATGTGATTGCTGTTTATTCTGATACTGGGCTTGAATTTCCTGAAATTAGAACATTTGTGAAATCGTTTGACAACGTTGCTATCGTCAAGCCAAAACTAACATTTGGTGAAGTTGTAACGAAATTCGGTTATCCAGTTATTTCTAAACAATGCTCAAGAATGATATGGGACTTACAAAATCCCCCTGAAAGAAACATAAAAACAAGAAATTTAAGACTTACTGGAATTACAAGTACAGGAAAGAAAGCAACAACAAAAATGCTACCTCTTAAATGGAGATATTTAAGTAATTGCGACGTTCCAATAGGTGATAATTGTTGCAATAAAATGAAGAAAGAACCATTGAAGCATTATTATCACAAAACGGGACTACATCCGATGACGGCTGTAATGACTGTAGAATCTGAAAGACGAGAATAAAATTGGCTACAACAAGGATGTAATGCGTTTAATTTGAAAGAACCAATTTCAACGCCGCTCGCATTTTGGACGGAGCAAGATATTCTTCATTATATCAAGAAACATAATCTTCCATATGCATCTGTATATGGAGAGCTAAAAGAAGCAAACGGTTTGCTATACTTCACAAATTACAAAAGAACAGGTTGTGTGTTCTGTGGATTTGGGTGTCACCTTGAAAAAGAACCAAATCGTTTCCAAACATTAGCTAATACCCATCCACAACTTTATGATTATTGTATGCGTGGAGGTAAATATGATGATTCTGGTAAGTGGATCCCTGCTAAGGGGCTTGGTATGGCTAAAGTGTTAGATTATATCAATGTTAAATGGTGGAATGATGGTGATGAAGCCAGACGGGACGAATATAGAGCAAAATATAAGGAGAAAGAAGAAATTGAGCAGAGCAGAAAGAAATCGTCGCAAACGGACTGAGCGTCCCCTAAAATATGCACCTATTAAATGCCCAAATTGCGGTCTAATGGTAGATGAAAAATATGTAGTTGACATAAATTCTACTTGTCCTATTTGTGGTAGAGAGCTATTTGCAGAATTAAAGAAAATGATTAAAAAATAATTAAAATATTGCTTGACAACCTCTTGTTACTATGATATACTTGATTTATCAAAGAACAGGAGGTTGTTTTAATTATGAAACATAACTGGTTTGTTAAAGTTAGAAACACGAGAACAGATAGATACAAATTGATTTTTACTCCTAAATTTTTCATGGAGTATGAAGCAAGAGATTTTGTTAAAAAATCTAATGAATTTGATAAATATGAAGATATAATTATGAGTGTTTGCGAATTTATAAATTTGGGGCAAGAGGAGATGTAATCAAATGCAAGACGTATTAACCTATGAAGCATGGCTTGATGCTGTATGCCATATCTGTAATAGCTTGCTAAAAGCAAATGTAAGCGTAACAGGCAATAATGAATTTAAGGTGACAGCTACAAAATATCGTTGGATTACATTTGTTGATTGCACAGGGTTTGAAGTAATGTACAATGAAGACTGGGAGCCAGCGTTTGGAGCAACTAAGCTGATGGAGATTATTATTGACAGATGGGAACAACTGCTGGTTGAGGAGGATGACAAATGAAATACGTTGGGAGCAAGAACCGCTTGAGTAAGCAAATTGCACCTATTATCCAATCATATATTGATAATATGCCTAATTGTCGTGGCTATTTAGAGCCGTTTGTTGGCGGTGCTAATATGATTGATAAAATCAAATGCCCATGTAAGATTGGAAACGATGTTCATAAATATCTGATTGCATTACTAAATCATGTATCAGAGACAACAGATGATTTGCCTGATACCATCACAGAGGAAGAATATAATGCTGTAAGAACCAATCCATCCAATTATCCAGATTGGTATGTAGGGCTTGTAGGGTTCTGTACGTTCGGCGCAAAATGGTTCGGTGGTTATCCAAGGGGCTTCAAAGCAGATGGCGTAACGCCAAGAGATATTACTAACGAGGCTATCAGAAATATCAAGAAACAAGCCCCCAAGTTAAAAGGAATATTTTTTGTATGTGGCGATTTCTGGAAATTGGATGTGGATCATATGGTCATTTATTGTGACCCTCCATACCGCGATACAACAAAATATGCAACAAGCGATTTTGACTATGATAAATTCTATGCTTGGTGTAAAAAAATGGCTAAGACTAATATCGTTCTGATTAGTGAATATTGGATGCCAGAGGACGGCTTTGAATGTATCTGGGAAGGCAAGTTGAAGTGCACACTGGATAAATCAAGTCGTACCGATAAAACAGAAAAATTGTATAGGTGTATTCCATGCAAACAGTAAAATTAATCCCAATGCGCATGATATTCAATAATCCTGAATCCAATTTCTCAATTATATCATGTCGCACTAAGGATGACTCAATAGAACGGCATCCTCAATATGGCACAATCAGCCTAAAAGGAACTGGGATTGCCGACTTGAAAATGGGGCAGTCTATTGATTGTATCATCGAGCCATGTGAGGACGACAAGTATAAATATAGCTATAAATTTATTGGATTCGCTGGATTTGTAGCTAAAGATGGCAAATTCAATCTAACAGAAAAAGCCGAATTACAGACGCTACGCAGCCTAATGACCAATGGGCAAGCCGAATCATGTCATGCCGCATATCCTCATTTTGTCAGTATGGTGCTGAATGGCGAATCCGACAAGCTGGACTACAAAAAAATTCGTGGCGTAGGTAATGTGCTATTGCCAAGATATATTGACAAAATCAAGACAATCAACAAGCGTGTTAAATTTATGGGCGAAACATATTCTTGGTGCATTGAGCATGATGAGGATATAAACAAAATTGCCGCAACATATAAGAATGTATATGAATTTAGCAAGGATATAAATGCTAATCCATATGCTGTTATGATTAACTTGCTTGAATGGTCGTTCGATAGAGCTGATAAGGCGATAACCAAAAAGACGTGTCAATGGATTGATAGCTATGAACGATGTGAGGCGGCTACTATTTATGCTCTAAAGCATAATGAGTTGGACGGTAATACAAGAATGCAAGCCAAACAGCTATTTGATATGGTCAAGCGTAAAGCCCCTCAATGTGTCCATCATCTCCTCGATGTTGTGACAAAATCGGCGCAAGTACACTATGACACCTCTAGTCAAAATACAGCTCTACAAGCCACATATAGCGCAGAACAACATATTGCTGATGTCATCAAGAAAAAAATAGCCAACCCACATTATTATCCTATGGATTGGCAGAAGTTTACAAACGTAGACGGCTTAGAACTGACTGATGAACAGGCGCAGATTCTTGAGATGGCTTGTAAGCAGGACGTTATGATGCTGACGGGAAGCGCCGGATCGGGGAAATCGGCTACGACCAAGGCAATCATTGAAATGTTAGAAGCTAACGATTATAGTTATACCCTCTTATCCCCGACAGGGATAGCTAGCAAACGCCTAAGAGAAGCAACAGGGCGCGAAGCAAGCACTATTCATATGTTCTTGATTCGTGAGGGCAATCTGGGCGATTATGTGCTAATTGATGAAATGGGTATGGTTAGCGTCCATTTGCTATCAATGCTATTTGATAAGGTAGCAGATAATACCAAAATCATTTTCATAGCTGACCCATCTCAGCTTGCATCTATTGCTTGTGGTAATATTGTTGAGGATATGCTTGATAGTGGCATAGTGCCTGTATGCAACTTGACTAAAGTATTCAGATATAACACATCTGGCATTATCACCATAGCTACTGATGTACGAAATGGAGTAAATGACCATCTGACAGATACTTTCACAGATTATAAGTTCATTGAAACTGATACATTAGTAATCAATCAAATTGAACAAGAATATGCGCGGCTCTTAGCAGATGGATATAGTAAGGATGATGTGCTGATTCTATCCCCATTTAATAAGGGCGAAATTGGCTCATTAGCTATCAATGGGGCGATTCAAGCCAAATTCAATCCAAATGAATTAAGCACGGTTGGGCATATTGTTAATAATGTACCTATCTATTTCAAAGTTGGCGATAAGGTCATTAACAAAAAGAATGAATATGCTATGCCGCTTGTTGATGATGATACGGCTTTTGTAGCAAATGGCGATATTGGCACAGTAATGGAAATTGTACCAGATGAAAAAGAGCCATATATGATTGTGCGATATGATTGCGGTAATTGTATAGTTGATAAGTCTCATATCAAGAATACACTATTAGCATATGCAATTTCTATTCATAGCTGCCAAGGTAGCCAAGCAAAGGCTGTGATTGTAGTGATTGATAGAAGCCATGTAAGAATGTTAAGTCGCAATTTGTGCTACACGGCGGTATCACGAGCTCAAGAGCGGCTAATATTGATTGGAGATGAGGCGGCTATTCAAGAGGGATTGAGAGTACAAGAGGAAAAGGAAAGAAATACTGAATTATGTGAAATGCTACTTGACAAATCAACTGAATCGTGATAATATATATGACAAGGAGGTAATATGATTAAAAATGAATCGAACCGAATTTAAGAAGATTATTAACGCTTATTATGCACAATCTCCGCCTACTAAATTTGTATTAGCAGTGGATTTTGACCATACGCTATGCTATAGTTCATATCCGCTGTGTGGACTAGAAACACCGATTGCAGAATTTATCCGCTCTGTACAAGAGATGGATATTGTCATTATCATCACTACTTGTCGTGAAGGAGAATCTGCGGAAGTAGCTAAAGAATGGTTGAAAAAGCATAATATCCGTTGGGATTATTTCAATGAAAATGACCCGGCGCGAATTGAGCTATATAAGGATTGCCGCAAGATTTATTGTGATATGCTAATTGATGATACGGCATATTGCTTTAATATGAATGACTTTGAATAAAGGAGGAAGATGATTATTGTTTGTTGAAGAATGGCTAGGTAAAGAAAATCAGCTTGGTATTGACATCTGGAAAAAGAAATATCAGCGCAATGGGGAATCTTTTGAAGATTGGCTTAAGCGTGTAAGTGGTGGCGATGCAGATGTAGCAGAGCTTATTGCTGATAAGAAATTCTTATTTGGCGGGCGCATCTTGAGCAATCGCGGCATTGATGATGAAAAGGTAACATATAGCAATTGTTATGTGATTTCACCACCTGAAGATAATATTGAGTCAATTTATGATACTGCTAAAAAGCTGGCTAGGACGTACTCATATGGAGGAGGCTGCGGAATTGACATTAGCAAACTTGCCCCATGTGGCGCAAAAGTTAATAATCAAGCTAAATCCACATCAGGCGCAGTCAGCTTTATGGATACATTCAGTCAAGTAACAGAGCAGATTGGTCAGAATGGTAGACGTGGGGCATTGATGATTAGCATTGATTGCACCCATCCAGACCTAGAAAAATTTATTACAGTAAAATCCGACTTGAACAAAGTAACATCTGCTAATATCTCAGTTCGCGTTACAGACCGTTTTATGGTAGCAGTTAAAAATGATGAAGATTGGGAACTATACTATAAGCGCAATGAAACAGGTGAAGAAATAAAGAAAACAGTAAAAGCGCGAGATATTTTTGACCTGTTATGCCGTAATAATTGGGATTATGCCGAGCCAGGTATTCTCTATTGGGATAGAATTACCAACTGGAATCTGGTAAGCAATGACAAGGATTTTGAATATGCTGGTGTAAATCCCTGTGCAGAAGAACCACTACCAGCAGGAGGCTCATGTCTACTTGGTGCAATCAACCTATCTGCATTTGCCGATAACGGCAAGTTTGACTGGGATGATTTTAACAGAACTGTAAATATTGCAGTTAAAGCACTAAATGATGTGCTTGATGAAGGACTTGAGCGGCATCCACTTGCTGAACAGCGCAAGACGGTTAGAGATTGGAGACAGATTGGGCTTGGTATTATGGGGCTAGCTGATATGCTTATCAAGCTAGGCATTGAATACGGCTCGCCTGATTCTATCGCCCTATGTGACGCTATTGGTTATTCTATGGCTAGAAATGCCATCGTAGCTAGTGCTAGAGTAGCTAAAGATAAAGATTATTATAATAATTGGGACTTCAACAAAGTAACCACATCTCCGTTCTTTGTTGAACACATCAAAGATGATGATAATGAAGCTGGGACATTGATTTATATGTATGGTATGCGTAATAGTCAACTATTAACTATCGCCCCAACTGGCTCTATTAGCACAATGATTGGTGTATCAGGCGGCATTGAGCCAATTTTCGCTAATTACTATGAGCGTACAACTAAATCTCTACATGGGCATGATGAGGTGTATAAGGTATATACTCCAATCGTTAAAGAATATATGGATGCACATGGTATTAAAGATGAACTTGGCTTGCCATCATACTTTGTAACATCTGCAACTATTCCTATTGAGCGGCGTATTGATATGCAATCAGTATGGCAGAAACATATTGATGCAAGTATTAGCTCAACTGTCAATCTACCAAATGAAGCGACAGTAGATGATGTAAAAGACCTATATATGTATGCTTGGGAAAAGCATCTAAAGGGTATTACAGTATATCGTGCCGGATGCAAGAGAGCTGGCATTCTAAATGTTGAATCAAAGAAAGATGATGGAACTAAGTTAGAAAATACATCTACTATTCTGCCTCGCGGCTCAATCATCGAAGCAAGTAACGACCTGATTGGCAAAAAGCGCAAAATCCAGACAGGATGCGGCTCACTTCATGTTTTAGCATTCTTTGACCCAATTGACGGCAATCTACAAGAGGTATATTTCAATAAAGGCTCGACAGGTGGATGTGCTAATTTCATGACAGGTCTAAGCCGCATGGTCAGCCTACTATGCCGCGCTGGCGTTGATATTATGACCATCAAAGATCAGCTTGATTCAACTGGTGTATGTCCATCTTATGCCACTAGAAAGGCAACTCACCATGATACAAGTAAGGGGTCGTGTTGTCCTATGGCTATTGGTAATGCTCTGGTAGATATGTATAATGAGATGCAATCAGAACTGGATGATGATAGTAAAGACAGTGAAGAAAAGCCGGTTAAGAAAATCCCTGTTGAACCAATTAGCAAGGTAAATATGCAACAGCAGTTATGCCCGGAATGCGGCGAACCGCTAGTGCATATTGGTGGCTGTGTTTCGTGTCCCAACTGTGCTTGGACAAAATGTGAGTAAATAAAAAAATAATCCTTGACAACCTCTGTTTTATATGATACTATATAGATACAATAAATCAACGGAGGTTGTCAAGGATGTTTAGAAAAGGAAAATACATTGAATCTACTTCGGGCGTAATTGGATATGTTACAAAAATTAGTGACGGATTTCCTGTGTACAAGGTGCTGTTCCCCAAAGAATTTTATGGGTTGACGTGTAGAGTGTTTGATAAAAAATATTACAAAGTAATTGGCTAAAAGAAAGAGGGTGAAGAAATGGTGTATTTGGATTACGCTTCTACTTGTCCTGAAATTAAAAGAAAAAACAAGTGGATGCTGAATGCAAATCAACAATATGCTAAAAATGAGTCAGTAGCATTACAAAATTTTGAAAATACGATCCGCAACAAATTGAATTTGCATGATGGAAAATTTTTATTTTGTCATGATGTTTCCACGTTGTTGGAACAACTAAACTATAGAATGCGCTTCTTGCGATACACAAATTTGGCTAGTTGCTTTGAACACGAATCCATTGTGAACGTGTCTCATTCAACATTTAACAATGAATCAGATTTATGTGTTCAGTTAGATAAATTGGAAGAAAAAAGTTGGTATGATAAAATCTTTGTTTATCAGATGTTAACAAATAACATTACAGGGCGCATATACGATGTAGAAGCCATCGGAAATATTTGTAAAGAATATGGCGCGTTTTGTTGTTGCGATCTTACAGCTGCTATTGGACACAATAAAATTCCAGAGGATATTTCAAGTTGTTGTGATATGGTGTTCGCATCTGGACATAAATTTGGGGCTAATCCTGGAATTGGATTTGTTTGGTTGTCCAACGCTTTAAGCAAATGCCTATATGAATTTTCTTTGGGTGGAACAAAAGATTTAAACGGAATTGAGCAATTAACAAATGCGTTGAGTAGATCAGTAGACAACTTAAACGAATTGCATTTTGATGATTTGTCCAGGTTTTTGCAAAAGCAGCTTTATAAAAATTCATTAACCTCATATGTTGTAGATTCTCAGCATGAGAAAACAAAAGCCATCAATTCTATCTTGCTGTTTGATATCAGCGCAGATTCTTTGCAATCCTACTTAGCATCTAAAAAAATCTATGTGTCTGTAGGACATAGCGCGTGTGCAGACGTCAAAGACTACAGAGTGCTAGCCGCTTGTAACATTCCATCAGAATATGCGCCATATGTAATTCGAGTCTCATTCTCTAATACAACGACAAAGCGAGATATCAAAAAATTGGTAAAACATATTCGTAAGTATAAATCTTTATATGCCGGGTGAACGATATGGAATATAGAAAATACCTGAAGATATTCTTAGACTCTGTTCAACAAAAACTGAATGGAAACATAACAATCTACAATAACTCGATTGTATTCATGTCCAATAAGTACAAATGGGTTTATAGATGGTCTAACAACAATCTTATAGAAAAATACAATAATATGGTGGATGTAAACGATGCGGTTAAAGAGTACATCGAAATTGTGTCAAAACAATGGCAGAACATGTTGTTTAGATAAGGATGGTGCAAATAAATGAATAAAAGAAATGCAATTATCGTCGAAGAAAATTTCTGGTGGCAAGGTGATCTTGACTGGTTTGAAGATAACAATATTGACATTTATTACGCATCTAAGTTCCACTGGAACAATAAGCCCCGTCATTGTCAATACGGGAAAGTTATTGAATGGCATAAAAACAAGTCTGGCGAAACGATTTATCTAATTGACTGCGGCAGATATTGCTACTTGATGAAAAGAAAGGGGTTGAGATTTGTATAATATGATTTATGAAATTATCGATGCTTTAACATCGTATTATAACAAATTAGGCGACGAAGAAACATTTGGTAGATGTCTTGCATATATGAAAAGATATTTTCCATTGGACGATGTTTACATCTTGGATAGAGAGTTAGATAAGAGATACTGTTGCAGAAAATGTGGTAAACTCTTAGAATCATATCACTACAAAGAGAGATATGGCGATGTTGTATTGGATTGTGTTGGATATGCTTGCCATGATTGCGATATTGATTTTGGAAACAATACAGGAGATTGACTATGGGGACGATTAGATTTTACGATGATATGTTAGGGAACGAACAACTTATCTGTTCATGCTCTGAAGAAGATTTTATCGCATATCCAAATATTGGAGATATGGTGTCGTTGCCACTAGACGTTTCCATTGAAACGCAAGATGTTTATGTCGTAAAGCAAAAATACATCGAAAAGGATGCTGTGTCATATTTTTGTAAACTATATAGTTGGGAGGATTGAGTGGATGGAATTTCTACTAAGATATTTTGTTGACGATAATGCAGATTGTACAGGACATGTATGGACATATACTGATGCTGCACACATGATTATTCCTCGTATTGGTGAACGTGTGTGGATTGATGATACCTGTGTGGAGATTGATATGGTCACATATTCGCCAAATCGTTACGATGACGACAAGCTATATCTAGTAGATATTGAATGTCATGATATCACAGAGGATGTTATGGCTGAATGTGAATATTAAGGAGGAGGATTGATTATTTGAGCCATATTTATGTAGAAATAAAGAAACATCCAACAGATGAAGATTGGGCATGGTGCAAGTATTGTACTATGAACACTATCGGCAAGCAGATAATGAATGTACCAAATGACGAATGGAAACGCAAACTAATCGGGGCCGAGCATAGCCCTCTTAGAGAGTTGTGGTTTGGTATTCATATGGTTATCCCTTACTGGATTAGTGTGCACTTCGTTCGTCATCATGTAGGGTGCAATCATTACGTTCAATCTCAACGCAATGATAGGCAAGACAAGTATGACCGCAACAAAGCACCACAAGATGAGCTAGTAAGCCATGTTATGTCAATCAACGCCCAGCAGCTTGTATATATGGCTCATAAGCGCCTATGCAATCAAGCGTCACCTGAAACACGAGCAGTCATGCAACAGATTGTTGATGAGGTGGTTAAGACTAATCCTGAGTTCAAGGATTATCTAGTGCCGCTATGCGAATATAGAGGTGGCTTATGTACTGAGTTTCACCCATGTGGAAGAAATGGTGGTTGATAGAATGTTAGATATTGAAATTGTATATCATGATAAAAATATGCCAAAATTAAAAAGTGTTGATGTTGGCGACTGGATTGATCTAAGAGCTAGCGTTGGCGGGTATTTTATGGCTGGTGATTTTGCCTTAGTTGATTTAGGCGTATCTATGAAACTACCGGATGGTTACGAAGCACACATTGCTCCAAGATCATCAACTTTTAAAAATTGGGGTATCATTCAAACAAATTCCGTTGGTGTTATAGATAATTCGTATTCTGGTACAAATGATGTATGGAAAATGCCATGCTATTTTACAAGAAATACAAAAATCAATCCTGGTGATAGAATTTGCCAATTTAGACTTGTAAAGAAAATGAAAACGCCAACATTTACAGAGGTTGATAAGTTGAATGATGTGGATAGAGGTGGATTTGGAAGTACAGGTGCTTAACCATGATTCTACCACGACTATGTATCAATGGTAGCAGATGCCGTGTAGAGCTGTATTATCCAGAAGAACCAGATGAAGCAATTAGCGTCTTTTCTGGAAGCTCTAAAGCGATGTGTGAGGCATTTATGAATCTACTATATATGGCGTTAGAAAATTACGACGAAGGATATTTTGCGGCTATAAACGATAACGAGTAAAAAAATGGGGAACATGGTAGACATAATAATCTATCCAATGTTCCCCATAAATTTATATTAAGCAGTTGCTTGCATTACAATCTTGAACGTCTGGTCGCCTGTGTTCTTGACCTGTTTAGCCTCAGTAGTATATCCTGTTTTAGTAGCTGTGACAGTATATGTGTCGCCAATACCACTTAGTAAGAATTGCTTGGTATTACCACTAACTGGGTCAACCTCTGTACCATCAGCATCAGTCACGGTGATAAGAGCGTCCTTTGGCGTTACATCAACAGTAAGTAAGAATCCCTCTTGTAGCGTAACTGCACCCTTTACAATCTTGAAAAAACGTCCATCAAGACCAACGCCGCAATTACCACGACCCATAATAGGCACACCAATCCCTTCACCTTCAGAACCATGTAGAGTGATATAACCAGCGCCACCAATTTTAGCCACGGTAAATAATGCCCCATCCCAGAGCTGACCGCAAGTAGATACTGCTTTACTTCTATCAACAGTTGTTGCATTTGCATCACAAATCACACCGTTAATAATCTTGAGTGTATTCTTATCTAGTCGGATTCCTCCGCACCAATTAGCCATATTCAATCATCCCTCTCTATAATTATGCTTTAGCTACCCATGCTAATGCACCATTTACAATGCCTAGAACCTTGTCATTATCAGCAGCTGTGAATGCTGGTAGAATAGCATCAACATATGCCTTATCAACTGCGTCATTATCTTCAGTTGCTTCAGCCGTTAGCTTGAGCTTGCCTACCATAGTGCCACCTGATTTAAGAATTGCACTAGCTTGGATTGCGCCTGTCTTGCCATCTACATATTCTTTTGTAGTAGCATGATTTACTGATGTTGGCGCACCTACACTGACAGGCACATAGGTAGCCTGTGTATCAGCCTTAACAAATGCCGCTGTACCATCATTCGATCCAGTTAATCTAGGCGCATTTGTACCGGTTGGCTCAATAGTCGAGCCAATATATAATGGAGCTGGACCGTCTGTGCTGATTCTATGAGCATTAACAATACCATGCTCATTCATGTTAAGGTCGCTGTCAACCATACCATCATCGCCAAGTAGACTATGTTCATCTACATACGCCTTGGTCGCCGCATCTTGGTCGGCAGTTGGGTCAAGTAGGTCAGTGATTTTATGATTATTCAAGCTGACTTCTGATTCAATCGCCATGCCGCTATCTGTATTGCTAATGGACTTAACACCCATAATATTGTTGCCATTCATGTATAGGTTGCCGCTCATTGGCACTGTACCATCTGACTTGAAATCTCCTGTCGCGCCATCAGCACCAACTGCACCCTTCACATTGAGTACTGGTCTACCCTGTGCATCTTTAGTATAATTAAATTGGTCTGAATTTAATAGATAACCACCATCTGCGGCTCTGATTGTTGCCATATATTATCACATCCTATTTAGATTAAAATTTATCCTCTATGACCCAATATGAGCCATAGAGGATATTGTTTTATTTAACTGCTTGCAAGTGGGTTTCCTGGAATAAAACAAATACGGTAGGATTCACCATAAGCTCCAACACTATCTACTACAATAACTGTAGCTATACCATCCTGAACTGTTATGTTCTGTATATACCCGTCGCCAATTGTTAACTTCTGCATACTAGTTCCATCCCAATATGCGACGCCCCCGCAGTTTAATTTTGTGTTTACAACCACAAATATCCCTTCGCCAAAACAAGGAATCATAAATTCTGTAGTTGCGCCAGATGGTCCGCGCATTATAGGCATTATGCAACCCTCCCCTTAATAATCTATTGATGCATACCACTGTACGCTTCCACCAGATGAAATGGCCTGAATGGCTGTCACAAATTCGTCCGGATAGACTAGTGGGTCAGATGTGCCACCTTTCTCCCGGATAGCTGATGCAACTTTTGTCAAGTCAGTTGTATTTGTCAAATATTCAGTCATCAAAAACTACCTCCATTTGCATTTGCGATATCTACAGCCGCCCATGCGCCATCTACTACTCGAAGGAATTTTCCATTATCAGCGGTGGTAACAGCTGGCACTTCGTGAACAGTAACTGCGCCTGTGTGCCCATTCACACTAGTCACTGGATAAGGTGGTGGATTAGATACGCTATATTGCTTAACATTATCAACATTGCCCAGTCCAACAGAGGCGGAGTTCAACTCAGCGGCGGATAGGTTACCAGCTCCATCACCTTGAATAATGCCATTGACAGTGATAGTAGGTTGCTTGCCATTTAATTGTGCCTGTACATTGCTAGTAACACCATCAAGATAACCAAGCTCAGTTGAGGTTACAGTAGATACAGCTACCTTGCCAGATGAGTCAGATACTAATGCGCGGCTTGCGGTTAAATTATCTTCTGTGATTGTAGACGCGCCACCAACCACTGTATCCTGTTTGCTAGTTAGAGCAGTCTGCACATTATTCACATTTGTCTGTAACGTACCTACAGAGGTCTGTAGTCCCTCAATGTCACTTTCAGCCATAGCAATATTATCTTCGTTGGTTGATACCCTAGATGCTACAGCCTCTAATTTTTCCTTAGTGACAATATCTTTAGGGTCGCTATAAGTGCCAACATATTTCATTGGTTAGCACCTCCATTACCCGATAATTACTGCTCTATATGTACCAGCCGCAAGAGAACCAGTTCCGTTAATTGTGATTGTCACATTGCCATTCTCTGCAATTGCCACATTGGCAATTACTTGCTCGTCGCTAGCCACCTCAAATAGTTGAACTGTAGCAAGAGTTGTAACGCCATGAGTTGCCGCAGTAATAGTCCAAGTAAATGCTCCGCCAGCCGCCGTAATAGCGCCATTGGTTGCAGTATATTTCTTGAGAATAGTAGGAGCATCTTGCCATACAGGTGCGCCATCTCCGCTAGATACTAGCTGTTGCCCCTCAGTGCCAGCCGTAGTAGGCGCATAAAAGCTGGGAGTCTTGGTTGCTGTGCCATTGAGTGTAATGGTATTCTTGGTTGCGCCTTCATCAATACCTGATAGCTTTGTAAATTGAGTATTGGACATTGCACCGTTTGCCGTGCCAGATGCAAGACCCATAGCAATACCAGATGTGCCAACAGATAGACCGTTAGCTGCAACGACCTTTGCCGATACTTCATTGGTCGCGCTGATAGTAATACCATTACCAGGTGTATAAGCATCAACTAGATCAGCCACATTGATATAGATAGGCTCTACTTGATTCTGTAGTGTTAGCTCAATATATTTACCTGCTGGTTGACCAGTCGGATTATCAACAACCTTACCTTCTTTTACGAACAGGTCTTTTGGAATATTGATTGCCGCACCAGTATTAACGCCATCTTTTGTTAGATGATAGATAGCCGCATAATCGCCACTATCGGCATCTTTCACAATATCATATACTGGTACTGTGACTTCTGGAAAATCGATAGCTACCTGTTCAGCACTAGTGACGTGACCGGCTGCATCTACAGCGACCTTAGCAACATGAGTGCCGTCACCATATGTGCCAGCCGTCGCACCGCTTAGGCTATGCCCAATGTTGATTTGCTTACCATTTGAGCCGACATCAACCCACTTATTACCAGATGCTACAGAAAATGTATCTGTCTTAGTTGTAGCCGCAATTGTAGTATCAGCCGCCGCACCTGTCACAGCTGTAGTCGCCGTGCTTTGCTTCTTAACACTGATATTAGACCATGCATTCTGGTTGACCTCACCACCACCAGCTACAGCATTTTTAATGGCCGTGTCCATGGCTTGCATGGCTTCTTGTAGGCTCATGCCAGCCGTGACATAGCCACCTTCAACAGGTGTGTAGCCAGTCAGAGTAAGCCCTGTGACATTAGTAGTGGTCACATTGCCAGTATCATCAAGCCCTGTAATAACAGCACCCGTAGTAGAGCCTTGCTGATATACAACGCCTACTTTTTTCCATTGTGTGCCATCATATTGCATTAGTGCCTTGTCTGCACTATTATAATAAATTTGTCCAATCTTGCCATCGGTAGGGTCAGTTGCCAATACTTGAATAACTGCATTTTGTAGCTCGTTGGACAAAAGATTTAGATTAGTTAAAAACCGCATAAAATATCGTCCTCCTTACTCATATTAGTTAAGATATGCCGTTCCGCTGAATGGAGCGGTAAATTTTATTACTAATGTATTCAAACTGGTATATTCCACATCACCAATCACAACATTGCCGCCTGTATCTACAACAGACACAGATGGATATTTATATAGATTGTGCGTAATTTCCCATGTATTAGAGGCAATGACCTGCTTGTGAATATATGTCTTGTCTCCGCCCGCTTCAGTAGGAACCGGAATTGCACTAAGCTCATATTTGTGCGTAGTTGGATTCCATATCATCCAGAATCCGCTAATATCAGGATAAGGAGGATGGTTGTTTATCTCAATAATATTATCTTCAATTTGATAAAATTCACTAGGAACTGGGTCATATACATTGCTAGGGTCAATGCTATATTTGACCCACACCTCAAAAATATCGCTATGATATATCTGTTGGTCTTTTATACCGCGCAACTGCATGGTATACTTGCCGCTAAATGGTAGCATAGCAATGGTAAGTAATGCAGAGCATACATTGCCAGTTCTATTCAAATTGATAATATTATACAACGGATTTCCGGAGCAATCTGTTTGTGAGTATAGGACATCAATTCTATAAGTCCATGACTCATCGGTGTCTACAGTGCATATAATTTCATTAACAAGGTTATTCTTAGCAAATGCAAGCGTATGTGTATCAAGGGATACTTTAGTACCAGTTAATGTTATATTCACCTCTACCAACTCCTTTTATTTATTTAATTATAATCATCATTACTTGGTTTAGTATCAATAGAGCGCCCTGTAAATTCGGACGCTCTTGGATTATCGTTTCCTGCTGGGCGATATAATGTTATCATGTTATATCCTTTCTTTTACTCTGTTCTTGTGTAACTATTTCTATAAGTTACATCTTCTCCGTATTCATAAAATGTATAATCAGTAGAAAAATTTGTAATATTGAGATTTAAACCACACATGCCAGTTTTCTTAACCGCATCATTTCCAATGTCTGTGGCGCTTCCAAATAAATTTTTCCCAATAAGCATTGTAATTTTATTATTACACCCATCTGATAATGAAGATTTTTCAACACACTTAAATCCATACGGTTTTGTATATAGATTGAGGATATCTTCCCTACCCATCGCTGTACCACCAGCATAAACCGGCGCGTATTTCTTAAGCAAATTTACCATTTCAGTTTCTGATGCTACTGGCATTTCCATAACTTTGAGGTTAACGTCCATCAGTTGCATATATTGCAAATATGAAATTGGAGTAAATCTAATATCATACATCGTTTCTCCAACCTGTAGGCTTTTCATCTTCATAAAATCATCTAGATTGATTAATAGCAGTTTGCTATAACTAGTCCCACCTGTCATCGTAAATGCCTTGCTCATCCATTCATCCGTTCCATATGTAAATACATTGTTTGATCGTGTAATATCACCATATAGGTTAAAATTACCGCCAGATGGCTTGTTGTTGTAAAATTCAAAGTTGTATGTTTTTTGCATTGTAATTACCCACCCCCAATTATACTATAACCGTCAAAAGAAATAGCAACTGATTCGCATTAAAGATCAAACTACTAGTTGAAAACAATCTCCATGGGATTGAATTGGACGTTGGGTCATAACCAGTTTGAATATTGACAAACATTGGCAGAACGTCCTCAGAACCAACTGGAACAACTTGTAAATTCCAATACTTCCATGTGTTCATATTGCCAATTGATGAAGCAGAAGGAGTAAATGTATTGATAATTGATTTATACCATTTTCCATCATCGGTTGGTGTTTGTATATTGATACTACTTGAATTGAAACGTCTTTCAGTCAACACCTTACGTCCGCTTTTGTATGTAACAACTTCACGATTGTCAAGCACGTCTAATCCAATTACATAATCTTTAACGCCCAAATTTATTAGTGCTTGCTCTGCATTGTCCGCTCCTGTGCCGCCCTTATTGATAGGTACGGCATCATTTAAAATTGTTGGCGCAAGCGTAGTTGGCATTAGCAACTTGTGTGTATACGGACTAATTTTGCATTCATATTGAGATTGGTATTGGATTTGCACTTCAGCCGGGTCTGCAATAATACCGCCAATTCTATCAGCGGTAGCAATGGATGGTTGTGGTAGTAGAACGTCATAATCCGTCCCGTTATATTCTTGCCACGTTACATTTTTACTGGTTCCCAATTATTATTCCTCCTCTTTAAAATAAATCTGCCCCTTCGTCATTTGTTCTGGCGGAGTTTTTGATACCTTTATTTTATCACTCTTGAAAGTGTCGTCCTTTAAATTTTGTAGATATGTTAAATTACTTGCTGACATATTATATACTGTTTCATTATATGTTGCATTAGCTATTGTTTCTGCGTTTGTAAGATAATAGTTTAATGCGGCTTGATAATTTCCGTTAAAACAAAAATCGTAAAAATCTTTCCAGAATATTTTTTGCGAATAGTGAATGTCCTCTCTTTTAAAATAAGTAAAACTCATTGTTCACACCGCCTTACTTATTTATCTTAATCCAAAAATCGCCCTTCGCCTGAGTGATGGGTTGAGTTTCACTTACGATATATGCTGGACTATATTTTGCAAGAAAAAATCGTTGCAATGCATAGCAAGTGTCAGTCAATACGTTAAAATCTTCAGATGTGATCAACTTTTTCTCTATCATTGGAATTTGTGATAGGGCGTCCCGCATCGCAACGATATCTTGAGCCAAAACAGCATCTTGATATGCTTTTAGATATACAGTATCTGTGGTTGGGTCTATGTTCATTTTTTCATCAAACTCTTGTATTTGATCTGGGAATGTTGTAGCCAATTTTTATCACCTCTATTTAAATATTTGGATATAATGGATAATACGTTATAGCATTTATTGTTTGTTGTCCTGATTCTGACAAGTCAACATTTATAGATTTTACAATATATTTTTTTACTTCGTCCTTGCCAAGCGGTTTATGCTCTATAACTTGATTAACGTCCAAGAAGTGTAATGGGATACAAGTAAATTGCACAGAATCATTCAATCTAGTATGTTTCCATAACTCATAATCGGCTCGTTGTTGCGCTAGATTATCAGACATGATATTGTCGTATTCCCCTCCGCATAAAACTTGCGTTATTTTTCCAACTGGACCATATACATAAAATGGACTTTTGTCGTTTTTATCTTCTGATATGGCATATGATTGTAAATTTCCAAGGCTAATTACACAGTCTGGATGGGACGATTCATATTTGAATACATATGGGTGCGCTTCGCCAACCTCAGTATATGGCTTGTCGCTTAGCATAGTTTGCTGATAGTTCTCATCAACTAATACATAATCGCCTATTTTTACATCGTCCTTACCTAGAATTGCAAAATAGCACCATCCCGCAACTGTGTTATTAAAGTCGAATCCATATAATGTGTTGTCTTGCATTTCCGTTATAGATGGAAATTTTACTGTAAAATAATTACTGCCGCTTAACTTTGTAAATGTCGTTTCTGTGGAAAAATGTTGCACGTCCTTTGTTGCACCATATACAACAATAACATTTTTAATATCAGAAAAATCAGTAGTTATCGTCTCAGATATTAAATTGTGCTTCAACAAATCGTCAGCTAAAACAATCTGTTCGTTAGAGCCTGTTGGTATTTTTTGATACCTAAATACGCCGTCGGTGTCAAAAAATATTTCGTAATTTGGCAAAATGTTTCTTAGCTTATCCAAAATATTATATACCGTACTTCCTTGCTCTATCTCTATATCATAGGGCACTTCCTGAATTGATCCGTCGACGTTCACACATTCTGATATCACGCTTCTTTTGAATCCCGTAAAATCATTTAATATCGCAGTCATAACCTCTTTTACAGAGCTACCTTGAGGGATTGTGACCGGAAGTCCTGGCAAATATCCATTTCTCAAACCAGTTAAAGCAGCCATCAAATCCACCCCTTGAAAAGAGATAGTATTCGTAGTTGCATTGTAATCCCATTTTGGAGAATTTATCATGTATATGCCGTAATTCTCCCATACCGTTTCACCGGTTTTAAAATTGTCAATTCCACATTGAACCTTAATATATTTATCCAAGTATATTTTGCTGCCGGGACTTATATCGAACGACGCATCGGTTACAATTAAAGATATATCGCACGTTCTACGAATATCAGACGTTGCATTGATAGATATACTACCAGATAGCACATTCCCTGTTATTTCTTCTGTCGTAATAAATTGACCAGTTTTAGCATCTAGCTCCAACATATCAATTTTTATGTATTGATTTATAACGGATTGCAGATAAACATCTCTATTCATATCTGATTACCCACCTCCTTTTGTTTTATCGCTTACAATGTAAATGGAACAATGCCGCAGTCCATCATATCCTTTTCGTTTGTCGCATCGCCAATTTCCATAAAATTGAAAGATATGTTCATAATACCAGCATTGTAGTTATTATCATATTCTATGGAAGGTGCGCCAGTAATTGCTATTAGCCACATATTTCCATTCGTATCTTTTAAAATTTTTGGCTTTCTATTCGTTAAGAATTTTAATATCTCATCTTTTTGCTTTGTTATATCTTGCTTATTAAATTCTTTAAGGTCAAAATAGTTGCCAATAACTTTTGAGCTTACAGAACCAGTCTGATAATTTGTATCAGCATTTGAAATATATACTGGATATTTTCTACCAATAGGCTCAAACGTCCCTACATTTATTTTTTGAGTTCCGTTGCCATATTTTATATCTGCCACCATCTCATAAGAATATGTATTATCAGACAAAAACACGTTCTTAAATCGTACTGTTACCGGATTGGTTTGCACAGATGACGATGATACACCAGATTTTAAAATTGGTATCACGCTGTATACGTATCTACCACCATTTTTGCCTGCAAAATCTTTAAAGATAAAATCAAATTCTTCTATTGTTGGACTGTTTATTTCCTTTTCGTATACTATCATTTTATCTCCGGTATCAATATCTAACCGCACAACCTTGATAGCAGATATATTGCTAAGAGATTCAGTTAAATTGCCAGCGTTTAGTGTATTCATAAATTGTGCAAACATTATGGTTGAAAAATCCCATTTTAACGGTTTATTTGCATCTATATTTGTTGAATATGTCCCATATATATAATCAAATATAGCGTTCCTTAATTTTACAGAATCAATCGTTTTCTTAACTGTAGGATTTGGATTTAACGCATTTATACTCAAATATAAATCATATCCACATAAGGCTATCATTTATCCACCACCTCAAAAGATATATCGCATAAATTATCTATTTTTCTAAGTACTATTCTATAGTCTTTGGTAGCATCAGCTTTATTTATATAATCGCTTAATACTCTATAATAGAACGGGCCGTCTTTTATACAAACCTCAGCACGCACTTTGTTTGTATCTGAGATTCCTTCTTCTACATTTATTATGATATAACTATCTTCATTTTTCTTAGTCATTTCAATAATAGATTTTTCTGCATCGCCGTACTTATTTACTGGATAAAGGACTGGTGAATTAAATTTTATTATCAATGCAAAATCGCCGTTTATCTCAAATCCTTTATCAAATATTACATAACTACCAGGCTCTACCAAAGAAACATAATCATTGTCTATATATGTTGGAGGCGAAGGATAAGATTCACCTTCAAATAAAACCAATTCAGATTTTACAACGACAGCGCTGTTTTCACAAGTCGCACTGTTATCAATTATAAGGGGGAAATAATCTGATGCTTGAATATATTGTGCTACAAATGTTTTTGTTTTTATGATATTTGTATTGCCAACTGTAACAATATTGATTTCGACAACATATGTCTCATCGTTCTCTAATTCTGTTTTAAATTGATATGACAAAGACTTATCTTGAGAATACAGGATGTCATTAGAATAGTCTAACTGTGTGCCTATAGAATTTAATAGCCGGAAACTATATTTATTGATGCTTTCATTTTCTTTTTGTGAATATGTAAACGAACAAGTCAGCGTCGCACTTTCATGTGTAGTTTCTGGGCTAACTATTACGATCTCTGGATTTGTATAAGCTGTAACAATTTGAATATTTGATTTTTCTGAAATTTGCCCTTGATAATTATATGTCGAAACGGTCACTTCATATGTCACATCGTTACCAAAATTATCACCTGTTAAAAAATTTGCTGGCAACGTAATGATATATTCAGACGTTGAAGATGATACGCTAGAAATATATGATTTTTGATATGTTTTATTTTGTACGTTTATGTTTAATATCGCCTTAACGGGCTTGTCGCCGCCAGAGGATATAAATGTAATGTCCTTAGATTCAGTAACATCAAAGGACGCAATGGGTTGTAGGCTAGGTGTTACGAGTGCCAATTGCATCATCTCCTTTATTTTATACTAGAAAATCATGCTTTTTTAATCTTTCGTTATATACGTCATTGATATTTGCAATAGCATGAACAGCTCGATTGTTCTTATATTGTGGATGTTCCCTACAATACGCTTCATACCCATCTATCTCTGTCAATACTTCAATAAATTCTTCTTTTGTGTGCGGTATGTCTCGTAATATCTCATTATCAAAGTGCAATATACGTGTTCTACATTCATTTGCATTACGCATTTCGTACCGTTCTATCTGCGAGTCTAATTGATTTTGTAGGCTTTCTAGCTTTGTAATAATCTCAGCGTTTATAGCCCTTCCAATTCCTTTTGCCAATGCCGACCATGGATTTATTTTAATTTTAGATACCTCAATCAATGACAATATAACAATCAATAATCCAGAGCTGCCTAAAACAATTCCTTGAATCGTCACTGTTTCACCCCCCCCTATATTTATACATCCCCAATGGCGATCCAAGCCATTTTACGATACGATAGTGTTGTGCCGCCAACCGAAGGAACATTAACCGTAAAACCAGTTGTAGTGACCGAATCATAAAAAGCCGTGCAGACGACGCCATTGAACGGCTGTCCGATTATCACCGTAGGCTTTGCCGTAAATGTCGTACCAAAGGAAATAGTGGTGTTTGTCTGGCCCGTGCTTTTATATCCTACATCATCCCAGCCGCAGACGATTTTTTTGCCTCCCAGGAGCGTCGTTTCGGCTCTGTTTGCTAGGTCGTATGCCAGCTTTACGGCATAGGGTGTCGCGGCAGTGCCGCCATCAGTGCTGGAGGTACTGAGGATGGAGTCCGATAGCTTGACGTGCCCGTAGTTCGTCAATGTGCCCTTGCCGTAGGTCGTTATCGTACTGGCATGATTCGTCGGGGCTTTGCTTTGCGCTTCCGTTAATGCTGAACTTGCATTTGATTGTGCATCTTGTGCCGCAGCTAAAGCGTTTTGTGCAGTAGTATTGATTTCATCGGCTATTGTTCCCAACGTTTTTAAATTAACCGCGTCATATTCATCTACTGGATCTCCGACATATTTCAATACAACATTAGGATCGCTACCGCTTGAAGCAAATTTGATTGTGCCGTCTATTTGGCTAACATCAACCTTATTACCGTTTTGGTCAACCATAGTGTAACTATTAATAATTAGTAAATTGCTTGCCTCTCCACCATTTTTATCTAATTTAGAATTGTCTGTTGGATGTACATGGTCTCCTCTGGAATATTTTTCAGATTTCCCAGCATTGCCACTTCCGCTATCGGCTTTTGGTAAATCGTCACTTGGTAATACAGACGTTGGCACTTTTGCGTCTATCTGCTCTTGAATGTTACTTGTAACGCCAGATAAATACCCCAATTCCGTGCTAGTTACATTGCTTACAGCAACTTTACCAGACGCATTAGACACAAGTGCTTTATTTGCACCTAGGTTAACACTTGTTATACTGGATGCGCCACCAGTTATATTGTCTTGCTTGGATTGTTGCAAAGCTGTAATGTCTTGAGCGTTTTTTGATATTGCGTTCTTATCTTCCGTTGTAAAATCATTATGTGTCCTAACATAAGTGTTTCCGTTTGGAACATCATCTTGAGTTAATTGAACATCTCCTGTTTTACCGTTTACACTTTTTACATTTGATACAACGCCCTCTTTTGTTGACCCTAAGCAAATGTAACATTGAGACGCATTATTTTGTGGAAACGTTACCCTTACAACATCGCCGCTTGATATTGTATACCCACTAGGATTGTCTACATTTTCATATATATGCCCATTGATTTTTATTTTATATTTTCCGTTACTGTTTTGAGATATAACATATCCTCTATATGTTTTATCATAATCAAGTTTGCTTTGTGTTGTTTTAGCAACAGTTTGCATAGTTTTTAAAATATTAAAATTGTCGTTCAATATATCACCGCTTTCTATAAAATATATAAGAGAGGACTAAATGCCCTCTCTTATATATCTGTCACTACATCTGATATACGTATCTGCTTAATCTCTTCATTTCATTCATGAAGCTCATAATGTCTGTAACATTTGGCAATGTTATATTTTCAAAATGTTGTACAACACCACCAACATTATTCCGTAGTTCATTTAAAAGTCCGGTCTTAAACGAGCGTGGGTTTTGTCCTGCCCACCGCATGATATTTGCCGTTGCATCAGCAGGAACAATGCCGTCGCCACGATTTAATACACGCAACTCAGGACCATTTTCACCAACAAGAGATAGACCACCACGAACACCTAAAGAACCACTGGCATAGCCCTTGTTATCAGACAGTTCTTCTAATTGCTTGTTAATTTTTTCTTCTTGCTCTAAAATAGCAGAAAGTTCATTCTCTCTAAGCTTTTCTATTTCTTCCTTCTGTGCCTCTAATGCCTTGTCGCGATTATAAGCATCTAGTGCGGCCTGTGCATCATATACGCTTTGTCCGCCAGAAACATATTGGAATCTTCCATCCTTATAGACAAGGACTCGTTCTGCTTTTGCCTTAGCTAAATTTTCAAGCAATTCTTCATATTTTAACTGATCGTCTAGCTCTTTGTTCTCATCTTCAAGTGCGCTTATTTGAGCATCGTATTTTTCATTTATAGCATCTTCTAATTCTTTCAAATCGTCAAGTTGTCGATTTAAAAGGTCTTTTTCTTTTTCCTTTTGCCACTTGTAGATTTGCTCTTGATACTTCCAATAATCTTCCAAATATTCAGCCCTATTAGCAAAATATTTTTCATTCATTTTGTTTAGTTCGTCATAATATGCTTGTTCTGTAATTTGATCCATAGCTAATTGATGGTCTTTCCATTTTAACCATTCTTCAAATTCTTTTTTCCAAGCATCTTCTGTATCACTAGACGAGCCACCGCTATAACCAGAGGATGTATGCGAAGATGAATATCCTGATGAGCTACCAGACGATGCGTAACTAGAGCCGCTAGAAGATAGCCCATAATTGTTAAACAACGTGTTTAAGTAAGAGGACGATACCGTTGCAGAGCCGCTAATACCAGCTTTACGCATGGTCATTTTAGCTGTATCTTTTGCGTTATAAACAACTGCGCCCTTTTTGATATTGGTCAATGTTGGCAAACCATTATTGGCTATGCGTTGTTTGCCGTTCTCTTGAATAATTTCTGGGCCTTCTTCATTTACTAACGTCAAACCGCCACGAGCGCTTCTTGTGCCTTTTGCAGATTTTCCGCCTTCTGGCTCTCTGCCGCCATTCCCAGTACGATCTCTATTGCCACCTGCGGCTCTATCAACACTGCCAACAGCAACGGCGGCATCATTGGCTTTTGTCTTAACAGTATCTAAGCCAGTGCCCAACAAACTTAGTTGCGTACGAACTTGACTAAACGTCGTGCTTTTTATGCCTTGCAATGTATCATATACATCGTTTGCGGCATCATCAGCATTACCAGCTTCATCTTTTAAATCGTCGATGTCCTTAATTGGATTTTGAAGCGTAACGTCAGACATATTCTGCAATAAGCTCTGCAATGACATTATATCTTGATCTGTAGCTCCAAGCTCACGCATTTTTTCAACAACACTGTTCATGTCAATATTGTTGTTTTCTGTTGCTACGCCAATGTCATTTAAATATCCAATTAAATCAGATGATGTTAATTGAGCGTTAATGCCGAATTCTTTCCATGCCTGAATTGCAGCAAACACACCGGATTCACTAGTGCCAAGCGATTCAGCCAATTCTTTTAAATTGGTGATAGTAATCTCTGTTTGCCCATCAACGTCTTTATATGTAGCACCTACCAATTCGCCCTTTGCAGCTAGTTTCTGCATTGTATCGACAAAGCCAAGTCCAGAATTTTTAGCATCACCAAACAAGGGCGATAATTTGGCCATAGCTTCTTGTGCGATTCGCATAGCTTCAGGTAGATTATTTTCTAAGGCATCTATAAAGCTTTGATACGTGCTTTCATCGAATAGTAGTTGTGCGCCAACTCTGAATTCGCCACCAATTTGACTGCCTTCTAGCAATCCTTGCATTTCAGAATATACGTCTGCAAACCCTTCATAGCCAGAAGAATAATTAAAACCGCCAGATGCTATTGCCTCATCGAATCTTGCTTTAGCATTGATAGCTTTGTCCACCATATCAACATATTCCGCAAGGCCGATTTGAGCATTGATAAATGACATATCTTGAGATGCTTGCTCTACATGAGTAAACGCTTTTGCTAGACCTTCGCTCATTCTAATTAAATCACCAGCACGTTCTTCCGTCATTCCATATGCTTCAGCCAACCCATGTATTTGTTGCTCTGTAGATTCCGCACTATGCCTGACTATATAATCAACAGCTGCCATCATTTCAAATTCTTTGACGGTTTTTTCAACTGTTGCGTCTACATCTTTTCCTTCTTGTTTTAAAAGTTTATACGCATCATATTGTTCTTTAAAAGATTTTGCCAATTCTGTAAATCTGGCATGTTCCCACTCAGTGCCTTTACCATTAACACCTTTTCGTAATTTTGCAAACTCGTCATAAAATTCAGCGGTTGTTAACTTGTTCTCCTTTATGACAATATTATAATTTAGCAGCGCATATTCTAGCTTCTTTAACGCATTAGCTTGTTCCTCACTACCTTCTTCTGCATTCTCCCATTGCATATATAAATCTTTTACATCAGGAATTACTCCACCAACCGCAATTCCTACTTGGGTTATTGCATCTCTTGTGCTTAAATATGTTTTATTTAAAGCGTCAACAACTTGTTTATCTTCTTCAATCCATTTAAATTGAGGCCCAATAGACGATTTGTTATAAACTGCCTTAACGCCAACAGTAACACCTTTCTTTTCAGCTGCACCTAATAGTTGTTTAGCAGCCTTAATTTTTTCTTCGTTTGCATCTTCTGCCATCGTCTTATAGATTGCAATCAAATTATTCAATCGATCAATTTCAGCTTGAATTTCAGGTGTCCTATCTTCCCATTGTGTAGCGTTTAAATCTTGCAGTCTATTTTTTGCTTGTTCATACTTATTCTGTAATCTATCTGCTTCCTCTGTTGCATTTTCAAAAGCTTCAACCATACCCTCGTACGATACTTTATATATCGCTTCTTCAATCATGTTTGCAACAGCTGGGATAACCTTACCCAATACTACGATAGCTGCCGTTATTGCTGCAATTGCTGGTAAAGCTACTGAAGAAGCACCACCAGCTACGGAAATAGCTTCTGCAAAAGTTCCAGAACCTTCCCTCACAAGGGATATCACAGCGCCAAATGTTTCAAATTGCTTTTTTGCGGCAGAAACAATCTTCATCGCTTTTAATAACGACGTAGCACCCCAACCAAGAGATGTAAGTAATGTAATCTGTGTTATAACTTGACCTAAACCAGTATCAGCAAGGCTTAATATGTCTGATATACGATCCATCAAGAATTTAGCAAAGTCGTTATTTACAACATTATTAGAAAACGATTGCCATTTTGAATCAATTTCTGACAATTTAGCCTCAAAAGACTCCATATATCTGGAGTTTTCGTTCATCGCTGAGCCTTGAGAGGATAGCGCTGTTTCGTTTGCTTCAACTGCTGTGTTAATATTGGACATAACAGCAGCCAATACTTTATATTGATTAGTACCAGCTATTGTATCGCCCAAAGCAGTTTTTTGAGCATCGCTCATTGAATCCCATTTGGGCTTTAATTCCGTTAAAACATCGTAGGTGCTTTTTAATTTACCATTTGCACCTTCTACCTGTATTCCATATGTAGCTAATGCTGACTTATTTTTTACAATTCTTGCCGCAATCGTATTAAGCCCTCTGGCAACCTGAGATGATCTTCCGGTCATAATTTCTGTGCCAGCTGTGACCAATCCGATGATTTCAGAAAATTCATTGCCATAAGTAGCCATACCACTAGATGCAATTTCCATTGCTTGTGATAAATCGTTAGTGCCTACACTAAAATTGTTTGCCACTTCATTATATGCGTCAATTACTTCTGTAGCAAAACTAGCATCTTCGCCAAATGCACGAATCTGAGATGTAATAGATGCGGCCGCATCTTCTGCTGAAATAGCCGTATCAGCTACGTTTTGGTACATTGCAGCAACGGTCGCCAACGATGCTGCATCTTGGTCATTAAATCCAGATTTTCTAAATTGTGCCGCAGCAGACACCATATCCGACAGTTACAAATTATTCAATAAATCCCCAATCATCATATTGCTTCTGTTCTTCTTCGGACTGTCTCTGTAGCTCTTGATAATATTCTGGACTATGCTTATCGTATTCCTTTGTTAATTTCTCAAGATTTTCATCGAGAGGAACACCAATAAGCCATCTCAATCCAAAACCAAACATCTTGCATACCGCCCAAAAAACAACGCCTAAAATAAGAATGGTCATGTGATATCTCTCCTTTGCTATTTTGTAATACCACTATAGCACATATTGAATAATTTGTCAAGGGGTTTTCAAGCCCTTCCTGAATATTTCTTCGCCCTATATGTTTGGAGGGTCGCCCTGTATATTCGATTGACACACCGCTCATCACGGCTTCGCGCCCAATCTGCCCTTTTATCATACATTATTTATGATAGATTCTTTAGGTTTTTCAACCATGGAATCATCCTTATCGTCTTTCTGCTTTCGCACTAATTGTTCATTACTAATGAATATATCACACTCAGGCATATCTCATCCTCATGTTGTAGTGATAAGGCTCTTGAGGCTTTCAAGGGTTTAGGGGCTGTTCTCTATGCACATTTACCATCTGTACATACCGGCTCAGACCGATTTGGTTTACCGGTTCTTGCGACACTTTGACCTGCCTTTGTTAATTTGTCTACATAAGAATCTAATGACGCACCGGACAAGTCAGAAACTTTCTTGAAATCTGTTATTGCAGAATCAAGTTCTCTAACTTGTTCAACCATAGATGAAATGACTTGAATACTTCTTCTGAATACATCATTAGCTACTTGATAAGTTAATGATAAATCGTCTCCAGCGTTTTTTAATTCTTTTGCAGAAGCCGACGCATCTTTCATATTTTTAGCGCCACTTTTTGCACTAGAACTATTAACATCTATTTTGTATTTATGTCCTTTTAGCTGATTCTCTAAATCTTTTAGATTAAGTTCAGCGTCTACGAGTATTGAATATTGAGATTGTCTACCCATTCATCACACTCCCTTTTTTGATTTGTGAATAGGCCACAAGGATTCCCTCTGCGCAATCATCTTCATTTTTTTTGCTACTTGGGGCAACCCATGCTAAATTTAGTCCAAATTCTTCATTCGCCATCTCTATGGCTTTTTTCTTCAGAACATCTCTTTGCAATCCAGCTCTTGTGCCGTCAAAGAGATTAAGGTCGCCACGCCATTTGCTTGGCATCAAGAAGCATGGACTTATCTCGAAGCCAGCGCATAGTGCTAAAATCACGCCTTGTACCGCACCCAATTTCTCTATAGTTGACGCGCCTTTCTTTAGTGGTACTTCCTCAGCATAGAGAATCGTCGGCTCATACTGTCTAAATATTTTTGATAATTCCATAGTAAGCATCATTACTCTATCATGCCAATCATCCCCTTTGGGTTTAATTGTACCATATGCAATGAGCCTCCCGTCATCAAATATAGACCATCCAGTAGATGACGTGCTAGCATCTAATCCACATATCACCATGTTAACTTTCCTCAACGTGAAGCGGCGTATTATGCATCTTGACATTTAATCCGGCCATTTGCATGCCCTCTTTCATCCATTGTTTTATTTTACGTCTACCTATACGCTTATTTAGAGCTTTCCATGCATCACGTTGCCTTGGGAATCCATCGCCAAATGCACCGCCCCATTTAATAGCGCCATAAATAATATCAGCTAGATACTGTCTTGCATCTACATTAAAATAGTCCCCAGCAACGCCAATGTGTTGTCCGTAATTTGGCGCATAATAATACGGACTACCCATATTCATAGATTCTGGGCTATAGTAAAATTCGCTTGTCGCCGTAGAGCCTCTTCGCAAATTATGACTTCCACTCGTATAATTCCAAGCCTCTTTAAATTCCCCACTTCTATTGTATGCTGTTGGATGATAAGCCTCATATACTACTACACGAACAATCTCTCTGTTTTCATTCCATATCTTTTGAACAACGTAATCCGTCGCTTTCTGTAACGGTGCGGCTAGCATCTGATATAATTCCGCTTCACTTTTTGCCGTCGGCATTTCCAGACACCTCTAGTAATTCGTTCATCTTCTTGCTAAATTCTGGAATCTCATTGGAAATTTTAATTAAAATTCTAATCGGATTTTCTTCATATGCAATCGCAGTATCAACGTCTTTATAGTTTTCAATAGAAGATTTTACTTTATCAATAAAACCTGTCTTTAACCAATAATCGTGCCCCTTTTCGGAAATCTCCTCGTCAGTAATATCCGTAGCATAATGCATCAAAAGCATATCAATATTTTGTTGCTTTTCTGCCCAATTCTCGGCGTTCTTTGTGCTATTTGCAATTGCCTGCACCTGTGCATACGTTAAATAATTTTCAATTTTAATGTTGTCATACATATTATTTTCCTCCCAATTTCCCAATTAGCTTATATTCGCCATTGCTCTTTTTTAACTTTACATATTTTGGTGTTTCTTTAAAAATGTTTTTCAATACAATCGTTTTGTCTTGTACTTCTATATACAAATCCCCGTGCCTTTCAAAGCATACTTCATAATATCCTTTTGGAATAACGTATTTTCTTTTTACGTTGCAATTATCGCCATCTTTTAAATATTTATAAATATTTAATTTAGAACACCAGTAAGTAAACGGGCATTTTTCTTTTTGTATTTTGCAATTTCCATCATTTAGATACTCACACATTGTTATCACCTTAAAAATTAAAAAATAAGGGAGCTAAAAATAGCTCCCTTATTTTAATATAATTAACTGTCAGAAACAGTTACCTTAACATACGCCGGTTCGACATTCGCCGGAGCACTCTTTAGAGTTACAGAAACAACGGCGACACCAGCCTGATTGACAGATGTAATCTTGCCGGTTGCATCAACAGTTGTACCAGTTGCCGTAGAAGCAGGTGTATTCTCAACTGCAAACGTAAAGTTATCATTAGAATAAATCTTAGATGCAGTATTACCACCAAAGACAGCACGTACTCTTAGTGTTTCAGAATCGCTCTTGCTAATTTCAACGTCGCCATTATCAACAGCGATTGCTACAACATCGTCCTGCCACTTTGTACCAAAAATCTCCTGAGTCATCGTACCATAAATTGGCGCTTCCTCACAAGATGCACTATTGTCGTAAGCAAGCGCAGAGCCGCTTAGAGAAACAGTAGCAGTAGAAGTTGCAGACCATGCGATATTCTGACCTCCATTTAGCTGATACTGAGGAATATCGGTAATGAGCCGACCATACTTAGCAGAAGATGCGGCAACATTAGTTGCATCACCAGAGTATAGATCGTTAATTAGAACTAGATGCAATACCTTTGGAACATACTGCGCCTTAATGGTAATGCTCTTTGCGTTTTCATTGATATAGAAATACTTGACACAATACTTGTCCCCGTTCTTAGAACCAGGAATGGTCATCTTGTTACCGGAAATTGTTGCAACCGTCCAATCTTCATTGGTGCCAGTCTTTTTATACCAACCAATCATAGCGCCATCAAATGCAACGGCTGTGTTCGTAAGTGTTAGGCTACCTGCGGTCGTAATGGTTTCACCAGAATTACCACTTTCATAAAGAGATAGACCGCCACGATCAACATTGACGCCTAGAGACGCTGCAACATATTCTAGGTTGAACATTGCGTCCGTAATTTCGATTGTTAGATTAGAATCATGGAAATATTTGCCGTAGAGCAGATTGCCGGGGCCCCCACGAACCTCTTCAGCGGTGATTTCACTATTGAACGTGGTATCGGATAAAGTTTTGCCGACACCAATTAGAGTCTGACCATAGAAAAACAAGGCTCTTGCTGGCCCAGCAGTATACTTATATGCTTCGCTCATAAAACTTCCTCCATTTTGTTAAATTTTTGTTCATATGAATTTACATTTACAACCTTTGCATTATTTTCTAAATCTTGAAAATTCGCGCCTAACTTGTCTGCAAATTTTTCTCCAGAAATAATGTAATCGTCCATTTTGTCTTTTTTCTTTTTATATATCCAATGCT